AAAGAGTTCAGAAGACAACGAGAAGAAGACAGAAAATATGGTATTTACCATTCCGATACAGACTACGATTCTAATGACGAAAATGATAGAGAAATAGTAGAAATGGAAATGAAACGAAGAGAAATGGATTTACAAGAGGAAGAAGAGCGTTGGGATTTTGATAGTCGACCAATGAGACATTATATTACTTGGGAAGGTGTGAAACGAAGAGGATATGTGGAAAAAGGCATGTGTAAAGAGGCAGATGATGAACCTGGTGAAATTATTATAGTGGAAGAGAAGGATGGTTCTACCCATTCAATGAATGTAGAGTTACTAACTATTCCTGACATGGCAGAAGCATTTGAACAATGTTCAAAACGTCCACGAACCGTGATAAGAAGAATTAGAAGAATAAATGATGACACAAGTTTATCGGATAGTGACAAATTAGAAAAAGCTAAAAAGATGTTAATTGGTTCTATTACCAGAGCTGAAGTTCAACGTATGGGTTTAGAGAGATATTCACGAGAATCTAAGAGTAACCCTGGAAAATTTATGGTATCAATTCCTGCAGGTTTTAAACGCCCCGTAGAAGATATTTATCCTGTAAAGTCTTACGACGATGTTGAAGAGTTGCGTATCCATCCACAAGAAAAAACGACATTGTGGATTTACGAAAATTAATTTGTTACAACAAATTAAAGAGTCATAGGTATAATACAAAAATGGAACCTATAGGAATAGCTGGTGTTGCTTTTCCATGGTCAGGATTTATCGCTGTAGTCGTAATTGGAATTGCTGTTATGGGAACATCATCTTATTCTCATTATTATGACAAACAAGACGAATACGAGTCCAGAGAAGAAACATAGAAAAATAAAAATAAACACGATATCGCGTTTATTTTTACTTCAAACTTACTTCAGTTTTCATAAACACCTTATCCTGTCACTTTTTATACAGTAGAAGCATTGGAATCTACGTCTGATTCGTATGCCTTTTCTGAAATAGAATGCATTTTGTTTACAGTCACTTCTCTTTCAAGGTCATTTTCGTTTTCTGCGCCATATTCTACAAGAACACTTATACACAACAACACAATCCACAAACAACATATTAAACCAAATACAATGGCAATAGCTACAAAAATAGATGCAATATCGTTCATAAAATCTGTATATCAAGTATGGTAAGATAACTTAAGATACTTAATATAATAAGTTTAGTCTAAGCTGTTTTCTAAATTAATTCACGGAAGGAACTTGCAAGTCAAGAATAGCAGTAGAAAATAAAATGAAAAGGAAATAAGAGGTATATGGCCAAGTAGCTTTACCACTTATTCCATAAAAAGACATAAGGTAATTAAACATCCAAACGAGAAGACATCCTATAATGATGATTTTTACGATTTGCATTGGTTTTAAAAACATGTTTGTTTGTTTCTTTGTATATATGTATGCCAAGCAAATAAAATATTTAAACAAGCGTGTTATGGGAAGTTAATGGTGTCTGATTTCCAAATTTTCTTACAACAAAAACTCCCGAATTGTCACTAATTTCATTTACCAATAACGTGTTTTCAGATATACAATCATCTACACCGTCATTGTCATGAGTTTCATCATTCTCATAAAGACTGTAATCAGCTGCATTTTCGTAAAACAAGAGATGTCGCATTACCACTAACGACTTAGCTTCTTGTTTGTATTCATCATCAGAAGAACATTGTATGCTATCAAGACACGAATCGTAAGAAAAATGATATACAAATACTCCATCCTCGTCATTGCAATGTTTTCCATTTCCATATGCTTCTCGCTGTTTACCAAAGTTCATGGTCCAGTCCATATGTGTTTTGTCTTCTAAACTGTATCCAACAATAGGGGTCTTGATTATTTCTCCGTCAACTTTGTATAATGTATTCAGTTCATCATATAAACTAAACATTTTAGTTACGTTTGAACACACGTGGAACGGTCCAACTTGACGAATAACAGTCATTTCGTAAATAGTGGATAACCATAGTGAGTCATTAGTAGAAAGATAATGATGATTGATCCAAGAGGGACTAATATCAAAAAACACGTAGAATGTGTTGTCATCACGATGAAATCCAGTATATGAATATCCTTCGTCTCCTTTCATGAAAATGCGATAAGAAGCCATTATCACTTTGAGCATGGCAATACACTCTTTCATAAGATCAACTTCACCTGTATGAAATCCGCTAAAATAGGATTTTTTGTGAAAGTCAAGAAACTCTGCATATCCCTCGTTCTCTGGAATGGGAACAGCGTCGGTGACTTTTTTCAAAATATATTGAAGAAATGGTGTTCCATCAGTAGACTTTCTAATCTGATATGGACATATATGAATATTTACAAACATATGGGTCTTGGCATGATAATTTAAATCTGAATACATGTTTTTACTAATAGGATACACATAACTATTATGAAACTCCAAATCTTGTATTTCCGAAAGAGTCGTTTGTATGTTATCATTGAGATTGTCAATAATAGTATCCACCCCTTCAGGAGTAATATTTCCGTCCTCGCCAATCATAGAACCTATACTAGTATCATCTATTCTTCGGTAATCATTATTGTGAAACATTCCCGCCATACTTTACAATAATGTATATCCACCGCTTTTTCTATACCATTTACAAATTTATAATTATTTCTTATCAATACGTCTTCTGAGTGTCTCTTTTACAGTTTCTTGTCTGTTATCCATTAGATACTTAGTAACATCATCTGCCTTAACATCAGATTCTTTAAAGTATGCTTCTAGTAGAGGAAGCATTGTTTTTCCAGTGAGAGGTTTCTTGGTCACGCTTCTTTTATAAAGAAGTGCACCACCATTGATATCAAAACAATCAATGTCATTTGTCTTCATCGTTTTAACCAAATCTTCAGAAAACTTCACTTTTTGTGCACGCTTATCTTTTAATTCTTTTTGAAGCCTGGATATTTCATTGTCAATACTGATCCATCCTTTTATGCTATTCACAAGCTGCTCCTTTGTTTCCATTCTAGTGTATATTATAACATAATATTAGTTTATATTGTTTTGATTTAAATAAATGGTAAATGTTATCGTACAGTAGATGTCTGGGTTCCAAGTTTGCACAGTTGATTACGTTTGGATAGGTGGAGATCAAGAGTTCAGATCTAAGACGAAGGTAGTTCCAATACCTGAAAGCAAGTTAGACGAATGGTTAGTTCTAGAGGATATCCCAGTATGGAATTATGACGGAAGTTCAACGAATCAAGCAGAAGGAACCAGCTCAGAAATTATCATTGTGCCTCGTGCACTATATAAAGACCCATTTAGATCACACAACGATTTATTAGTAATGTGTGATACATACTTACCTGATGGAACTCCTCATTCTACGAACACTCGTATACACGCAGACAACATATTTAACAAAGATAAAGATCAGCATCCATGGTATGGACTTGAACAAGAGTATTTTATTCTAGACCCACTTTACAATAAACCACTCGGGTTTCATCCTGAAAAAACACAGGGTCAGTATTACTGTAGCGTAGGCACAGGAAACGCATACGGACGAGGAATTGCAGAGCTTCATCTAAATATGTGCATACGTGCTGGCATTACTATATCAGGAATAAACGCAGAGGTTGCGCCGGGTCAATGGGAGTTTCAAGTTGGACCATGTGAAGGAATAAAAGCGGGAGACGATCTTATGATGGCTAGATACATACTATATCGTGTAGCAGAGACACAAAACGTAGGTATAACACTTGAACCCAAACCACTAAAAGGTGACTGGAATGGTTCAGGTTGTCACACTAACTTCAGCACAGAGAATATGAGAAACGGGACTCAAGAAAAAACAGGGTTAGACTACATAAATGATGCTGTTAAAAAACTTGAAAAAAATCATTCTTATCACATGGAAAACTATGGAAAAGGAAATGAAGAGAGAATGACAGGTGAACACGAAACTGCATCATACGATAATTTTTCTTGTGGGTATGGAAACAGAGGCGCTTCTCTTAGAATTGGCACGGATACAATGAACAACAAAAAGGGTTATTTTGAAGATAGGCGTCCCAGTTCAAATTGTGATCCTTATGTGGTAACGTCACTCATTTTTAAAACGATTACTGAAGATTAAACAGTAATTATCAATACACAAAATATGATATTTGTATACTCATATGCTTATGTATACAAATATCTCAACTAAGAGATTACTTATTCATCGCTTACATACCAAAGATATTTTTATGACGAGTGCAGTAGACACTACCTTTTACAGATTTACACTTACATGGTTTTGAATCTTTACTAGAGTTTGTAAAAGCAATACATTGAGGTCTCACTTTAGATGGAGTTGAAAGTTCGTTTTGGGGGAGTGTGTATACACTATCTCCTGTATTAGGATCATACGAACTTAAAATAACATTTTCAAGAAGCGGCTGTCCGCTATTTTTATTAGTTGCTTTCTTTTTACATACCATGTTTGCTTGTTCTTTTCTATTTTTAAGACTCTTGCTTGTCATCTCTAATGTATTCAACTTAGTGAGTAATTTGTTTTTTTCAGCTTGTATTTTCTTTTCAAGCTGTTTAAGACGATTCAGTTCGCTGGTGTTAGAAAGTATATTTTTAGAGATTGCTGCTGTCTCTGATTTAAAATATTGATCATTTACCTGTTTTAAGTGTTTCTTGCAGTAAACACGCTCATCAATTTGGTTGTAAATGACTGTAGTATCAACGCACTTAACTAGATGTTGTGGATTATTTATCATTTCTTGTATATCATCTATGTCGTGACAGCAATATCCTTTTGCATAGTTCTTATAGTGAATATGATACATAGATGGAAACTTCATAGGTAAATACATCTCATTATTCATATTCGTAAGACAATTTACTCCGTGGACCTTATCTTTTCCAGGACAATATGGAATAAGTTGATTTTGAATATTTCTACAATAAGGACATCGTATTTGATAATCACGAAGACGCATTGTATCAAGTGTATAATGTTTCTTTTTATGATTATACACATCTTTAAAAAGAGGGTCGTAGTTAAATCTATGTCCACAAACTAGTGTAACATGTTGTTCTTCAAGAGGTTGCTGACTAATTAAACATAAATTAGTGTCATCTTCTATTCCATCTAAGCTATTATCGTCTAATTGTTTGTAAAAATCTGTAACATCTTTAATGTTGTATGTAATATATTCGGTTGTCATGTAATTAAAGAAATACGGTTATCTCTATATATTATTATTTTTCATATTAGTATATATATACTATAACAATATGAATCACGTAACAGGAGATAAGAATATGGCCTGGGGTCCACCTATATGGAATCTATTTCATACAATGGCTGAAAAAATACACGAAGATAAGTATATTTTAATAGCGCATGAACTTGTAGGGTTCATAAGACGAATATGTTCTTTATTACCTTGTCCAGACTGTCAAAATCATGCAATCAAATATTGGTCAACAACAAAATATAACTTGACAACCAAACAAGGTTTAAAAGATTTCTTATTCAAGTTTCACAATGACGTAAATAAGAGAAAAGAAAGACCATTGGTAGATATATCCATTTTAAACGAATACAAAAACAATAACTTGGCCAAAGTTTACAACGAATTTATTTTATCGTTTCGGTCAAGAGGAAATATACGGTTATTGGCTGATTCTTTACATAGACAACGACTATTAAACGAATTTCGCCCTTGGCTTTTAAAAAATGCTGCGCTGTTTAGTTAATTACTTTATTTCGTATCAGTTCACCATTTTTATACACAGCACATTTAAATTGTTGCTTCTTGGGACGAGTGCATACAACCTTATTACTCTGAACGTCGTTAAACATAAGATATTTAGAGGATCCTCCTGCCGACATAGTTGATACTACACCTAATCCAAGAATTAATCCTCCCACAATATTCATAAAGATCATACTAACACTTGTAGAACACTTACTTATCATTCTTACTGCTACGTCAGCAGCTAAATAAGCAACGAGTCCTCCAAACAACATCCAATTCATAGAGTTATTTATAAACATGGGAAAGCACAAATACATTAATGTAAATGATAACATGAAGCTACTATATGTATTATTTCCATGTCCGCTAAAATCTATAGCACTACATATAGGTGATTCTGGTTTAGGTTCTTGTCCACCAGCAGCATAATATAAAAACTCGCGAAGAATAGATACAGCAAACATAAATCCTAAATAGATGAACCCTTTAAAGCTTTGAATTATAAACGTGAATATTAATATAGAAATAGAGACGATAATAGGTGAATAAAAAACCATAAATACCAACAAGTTGGATGGTTGTAATATATCTATTGATGCTCCCACTGCAGGTTCCATTGCTGTGATATAGTAATACACAATATTATTATATCAACGAATACTCACATATCAACAACATTGTCTAGTAGGACGTTTATTCATCTATGATTTTTTCCAATAATTCATTGATAGTAGAGACAGCATAAAACGTAACTCCTTGAACTTCTTCTTTGTCTTGATATTTTTCCATAAACTTGTCAAAATCTTGTTGATTTTCAACTGGAAAGAAATAAGTATGAATGCCTGATTTTAAAGAACCAAGTATCTTTAAGTCTAACCCACCTATAGCGGTAATGTTTCCATTTAATTGTATTTCGCCGGTAACACCACATCGTGGTTTTATTTTTTTATTATTTAACAAACTATAAATGACAGTTGTTATACAACTTCCGGCAGAGGGACCGTCTTTCGGCGTAGCCCCTTCTGGTGTATGTATATGTATACCATATTTAATATCTCCGTTATATTCTTTCACAATTCGTTCAATGTTACTCTTTGACGACAATTTATATGCTAAGGTAAAAGCAACATTCATTGATTCTTTCATAACATCTCCTTGTTGACCTGTCAACTTAAGTCTTAAAAACTCTCCACAAGGATAAAAATAGGATTCAATAGGAAGTGTTCCACCTTGACCCATTGAATTAGCCCACAGTCCATTTGCATATCCTATTCTAGGCTCCGATGGAACCATAACTGTATGAATGGGATGATGATCTTTGAAGTACACTGTCTTAATATCGTGTTCTGTCACAACAATAGGATATTCATTTGCATATTTATCTTCTTCTGTTAATAATTTAAGATTTATATCAGAAACAATTTCAAACAATTTTTCTTTTAGTTTGCGAACACCTGGTTCTCGCGTATATTTTTCAATGATAAAACGTATTACATCGTCAGATATAGTAATAGCTCCAACTAGTCCCATTTTTTTATATATTTCAGGTAATGTATATTCACGTGCAATATGTATTTTTTCATCAAGAGACAAGTTAGAAAACTTAATTCTATGTATTCTGTCCAGCAATATTCTGTCTATTGAATCTACATCATTATAAGATAAAACAAACAATACTTTGGACAAGTCAATATCTACCCCAGAAAAATATTTGTCTTGGAACTTGTCATTTTGTGTGGGATCTAACATATGTGTAAGAATACCAACAAGCTCCTTTCCATGTTCAGTCTTGGATATTTTATCTAATTCATCTATAAAAATAATAGGATTCATACATTTCTTGTCCATCAGTATACCTACAATAGAACCCCATGTTGATCCAACATATGTGTAATTGTGACCATGAAGAGTGCTCCCATTAGAGTCACCACCAATGGCAATCATTGAAAATGGTCGTGAATTGTTATTATCGTCTAACAAACAATTAGCAAGCCCATATTTAGCCAAACTAGTTTTTCCCACTCCTGGTGGACCTTCAAAACCAAAACAGTATCCACTGTGTTCACCATTTATCCACTGACCAATAATTCGCAATATCTGTGTTTTAGCATTTTTATGACCATATACAGATTTGTCTAGAATGTTTCTAACGTTACAAATATATGTATTAACTTCGTCATAAACAACATTCATATTGTTTATTTCCTGACATATGCTATCGTATTCTACCTTCGTTGAACAATTAAATGCTTTTTGTAAAACAATTTGTTTACTTTCATTACTTTCTAGCAAATATACTAAGAAGTCGTTTACTTCTTTTAATAAAACATTCTTTGTTTTCTTTTCAACAGATATCAAGTCGCTTTTCTCTATTACACCCTCACTATCAATTTCTAATACAGTTGTATTGACGCGTTCAATGTAAGAAACAAGTCGTTTTCTGTCACATTTTTTTATGAAAGTAGAGACAGTGTTTAGCAAGACATCTAAACCTTGATTTTGATAAACATCATGTATTTTGTTTATAATGTATTTTATATCCATTGTTGTCACTTTATCAATGACGATATCTACACAATATTTTTCTATAAACAATTCTATGTCTTTGCATTTTTTTACTAGTTGTTTGAATAAAGACTTAATTTTACATGAAGAATCCATAATAGGCTCTTTTATAAATACCCCAAATGGGATCTTTAATAACCCATCTAAGTAGTGCCTTGCTTTGGAACCACCATCGTCTGATTTTGATTTTACTTCTTTTAGTTTTACCATTGCTTTTTCTTTAACGCTGTCATCCACTTTCATTAGACATATTTGTTGCTCCAAATTAATTTTACTTGCGTCGAATCTATTCAACTTGTTTGTATATTGTAGAGTATCTACCAACGAGTTGTTGAATAATTCGTGCATTTTCCACGTAAAACTATTTATAAGTGTGTTTTGATCACTTGAATCAGTATCTCCATTGTTTTCTAACGTTAACAAATCATACAAAAAATAAGCTATATATTTGTTATGCATATTTTTATCATCAAGTAGCAAAAACAGCAGGGTAGATCTTTTCATAGCTAGACTTTTTGAAATAAAATCAGTAGACATAGACGCAAGAGACTGTTGTATAAAACCCTTTACTTCTGACATTCCACCCATATAATTATTATATATCCCTCCAGATGTTTTATTAGTTAACCAATCTTTTATGGTAATACATTGTAAATAATTTTTAAAACACTCTTCTTCTATTTCTTCTGGTAAATTATCAAGAGCCTCTTTATATTTTTCATTTATATAGGAACTGTTAACAAGTTCAATATCCATATTATCCAACAATCCAAACACAAACATTCCTGCATTCATTTTAATATTTCTAATGAATATAACTGTTCCATTTACAATCAAGTTCAGTGAATTATTAGCAGCAGAACTCGATGGTTTAAAACAATCAAAGTTATCCATTTCATTTATTTCCCCCAATTTAAAATCAAGAACAGTATCTTTGGACCCAACTACGCCATCTTTATTTCCTTCCAAAGAAAACATTGTATACCGAAGTGGATGAAACTGTTTATCAAGAATTGTAACAAATGTAGAAGATACATCTTTTAACACCGTGGAATAATAATCTTTACCGAAGCATATATACATGAAATCTTCAAACTTGCGGGTTCCCCAGCGTTTAATAATATTTGACAATTCCACATTTAATTTTTGAACGTTTTTAATTATTTCATCAAACAAACAGTCTGTTTTACATTGAAGTTCACCGTAAATTTGACTTACTGTTTTTCTAGCTATTCTCAGATCAATAATACACGCTTTTGTTTCATTTATTTTAAAAATATTCTTTTGTCTACAATCATTCACATGTGTGTATGTAGACTGTATGATTTCGTTAAATCTTGATAATTTTGAAACCAACGTGTATCGTATATCATCTCCTGAAGACTCTTTTGGTCCCACAACAAAATTATCACAAGAATACATTTTTTTTGCCTAGGCTTATATATAACCACATTATATTTTAAACATCAATTAAACTATATAAAGAAGAGGTTTAGACATAGCAATGCATCTAGTACAATAGATAATGGGCATACCTAGCTATTTTTCATATATAGTAAAAAACCATCCAGAAATACTAGAAAGATTTATAAATGGGTCTATCCCGATTCATAATCTATATATGGATTGTAATTCGGTAATTTATGACTCATTTTATAACCTAACAGAAGAGCAATTAAACGGAAATATCGCTAAAATATTAATTGAGAATGCGGTTAAAAAAATTACACAATACATCACTACGATTTCTCCTGAGGAAAAGGTAATTATATCTTTTGATGGAGTTGCCCCAGTGGCAAAGCTTGAGCAACAGCGTTCGCGCAGATTTAAGTCCTGGTTTCAATCATCAGTGTCAAATAAAATATTTGACAAGCTTCCCGGAAAATGGTCTACTACCGCAATTACTCCGGGAACTAGTTTTATGAAACAATTAAACAAAGAAATCACACAACATTTTTCAACCACGAAAATACCAAATATACAAGCAAAAATTATTGTATCCACAAGTGATGACGTAGGTGAAGGCGAGCACAAAATATTCAAACATATTCGCGAGGATAGTTCCCATAAAGATAAACACACAGTGATTTATGGTTTGGATGCGGACCTTATCATGTTATCTATCAACCATCTTCCTCTATGTAAAAATATTTTCCTATTTCGTGAAACACCTGAGTTTATAAAAAGTATTGATTCGTCTCTTGAGCCAAACGATCATTACTTGTTTCATATATCTCTTCTCGCTACAAACATTGTGTTAGATATGCAACAGGCTACACGATTTTCCGACACAGATAAAAACAATAGACTACATGATTACATATTTCTGTGTTTTCTCTTGGGAAACGACTTTTTACCTCATTTTCCCGCACTAAATATCCGAACAGGCGGAATAGACAAATTACTACAACATTATAAGGAAACTATTGGTACTAAGCAGCAATTTCTTATTAAAAATGGCAACATTCAATGGAAATATTTTAATAAACTTCTGTCGTCTTTATCAAATTCAGAACACGCATATATTGTAAAGGAAAACAATATGCGAAATGGAAGGGAAAAAAACTATGAAGAAGGAAAGTTAGTTACAACCGAATCAAAGTATGATCGTTTCCAAAGCATTCCTTGTTTTGAAAGGATGACCGAAAAACATATTAATCCAAATAAAGAATACTGGCAAGACAGATACTACAAAGCATTGTTTAATTGTGAACCAACAAGTGAAAGGATCAAGCAAATATGTATCAATTATCTGGAGGGACTAGAATGGACATATAAGTACTACACAGAAGATTGTCCAGACTGGCGCTGGAAATACAAATATAATTACCCTCCTTTGTTATCTGATTTGGTAAAGCACACACCTTATTTTGAAACACAGTTTATAAAACCCAATACAAATAAACCAGTTGACCAAAAAGTTCAATTATGTTACGTATTACCTCGCCACAACTTGTCTCTTCTCCCATATAAACTTTATAATCACCTCTTAAACAATTATTCGGAATACTATCCAGAAAATGCTGATTTTGAATGGAGCTACTGTCGTTATTTTTGGGAATCACACGTATTGTTACCTGATATTTGCATTGACACATTGGAAAAAACAATAAACATAGTCAAATAAATTGTATACATATAACATTTAGGAATACTATATAAACAAAATAACGATGTATAGTACAATGATTGGAAACATCTTTCTCGTCACCTCTCTTTTGACCGTTATATCAACCGCCGCCAGCAAGACACTTCGTGAACGTTTTCATGATTGGGTAGTAGAACACGAAGTGAGTTTTATAAATACCGCACACGAATACAAAACGTTTTCTACATGGGTAGAAAACGATAAGTATATTGATACCATTAACTCCAAAAACATGACATATACGCTAGGACACAATCAATTCTCTGGACTTGACACCAATGAATTTGCACAGTATCTCGGGTTTGCTGAATACAAGTTGGATTCGTCTTATTTGCGTGGTTCACCTACTTCTCTATTAAACACCAAAAAAGCCGATTCTGTTGATTGGGTAAAGGCAGGAGCAGTGACCCCTGTAAAAGATCAAGGACAGTGTGGTTCGTGTTGGTCTTTTTCTACCACAGGTGCACTAGAAGGCGCTTACTTTATCAAATATGGAACTCTGAACTCTTTCTCCGAGCAACAACTAGTTAGTTGCGATAATTTTAAAAACGGAGGAAAAGACATGGGATGCAATGGTGGTCTCATGGACAACGCATTTCAATGGATTGAAAAGAACGGAGGACTATGTTATGAAGACGATTATCCTTATACATCAGGAACAACTAGATCATCAGGAACCTGCGAAAATACTTGCAGTGTAGATGAACAAAGTAAAATAGTTTCATTTGTGGATATCAAGAAAAACTCTGACGATGAAATGATGAAAGCTGTTACTCTCCAGCCTGTGTCTATTGCTATTCAAGCCGATCAAAAAGATTTCCAACTATACAAGTCAGGTGTATTTACCGGTGACTGTGGAACATCTTTAGATCATGGAGTTTTGGTAGTAGGCTATGGATCTATGGATGGAAATGATTTTTACAAGGTAAAGAACTCGTGGGGAACTACCTGGGGTGACAACGGATATATTTATCTTGGTCGTGGTTCACAATACAATAGTGGTTCTGGACAGTGTGGTATGCTAATGCAAGGAAGTTATCCTGATCTATAATTATAAACATACTGACAAATTGTAAAATAATAAGAACAAATAAATAAACTACATATTATCATGCTCTATATTGCATGATAATATCAAGAAATTTGCTACGTGAATATGATAACTTATTTCTTATATTCATTAGATTTTATTGTGTTTCCCAGAAAGTGGATCTATATTTTCATTATATACTATACTTAGTCTACCATTATTATTACAAAAAATACACGTAGTGAGGTTTGGTTCTTTATGTATTGTGCATTTGAAATGAATCTTTCTGTTGCAGTTTTCGCACTGAAGATATTTGCAACTTAGACCTTGACCGCAAACACTACAGCGATAATCTGTCGGTTCACAAAACTGATAAGATACACAATTTCCCATTCTTCAATGAATGTTGCTAACAATTACTATATAGTTACAAGAGACATCTTTATTTCCAATTACTGAAAGTAAAAAGGGTTATCGAGAGAATTGGGCGAAGAATCTGTGGATAAACTTGAACTCGTTGATTTTTCTAAAATAGGTACTGACGTGGCACAAACAAGATTTTTCTGTGCTGGCATAGTCATAGAACATTTATTACGAGGGTTCACAAGTCCAATATGTACCGTAGCAGTATTGTCGTCAAAACTGAAGCGTTTCTGGTATTGCCTAGTAGTAGTAGGCGAGATTTTTCCGAGTCTTTCAAAAACAAGTCCCGTAGACATTCAAGATATACTACGTAGACATTATTTCATTTTCTCATAATTTTCCTTTCTATAGGTATATTTCAATAAATAAAAATAGGGTAAAAATGAGGATTTTATTTAACTTCTGGACGCATTTTGTAAATTTGGGGGTATATTTTAGTTGGCGGAGATATTTTGGATATTTTGAGATCGGTCAAATTCACCATATTTTTAGATTTGGATTTAAAAAATAGGCTATTTTGAGGGTTTTTCAAATAAGTGTCTGTTTGATATAAAAACTTGGGATACATCAAATTCATCCAAATTTCAGATTTCATTTTAAAAATAGGCGGTTTCGAGGGATTTTTCAAGTTTTTTTGAACGTCTGAAATCATCATTTTTTTATAAATTGTTTTTTTCCAAAGAGGATACATCAAAACAAAGTTTACAAACATATTATATTTTACAGTTATATTAAAATATTTCTCTTTGTACACAGAAAAATACACATCTTTTGAATTAAATAATTACGGTGTGAAAATGTCATATTTAAATCAAAATTACTTTACCATTATAGGTATCAATATAGTGACTGTATAATTGTCCTAAAATCCTCCAAAAAAAAGGATCATGTCACAAACTTTCTCCATATATCGAAAATGGACATTTTTGAAATCCCAAATTTGTCCTTTTTGAATTATCGAAGACTTTCGAAACGACATAAAAAATTTTTTTTTATGGTAACAAATTGAATTTTCATGGATCAGTTTGTTACCATAAAATAAATTTTTGAAATTTTCGCCCAAAATTTCAAAATAGAGTGTGCTAAATCCGTCAACAACTCTTCGATGACAGATTTAGCGCAAATAGAATACCCCTAATTATTCTATCGTATATGATGTTAATAATGAGAAATATGCGTGTGTTTTTTTGTGACGTTATGTTACAATGTGCTAAATCTGTCAACAACGTTGACAATAAATGCTAATAAAAAACACCGCTGTCAACAAAAGCACAACAGCATAATCTAGTTATTTTAGAATAAAACTACTTAAGAAAAAATATAGGTGTAATATATATGAATTGTGTAAAAGACGCCAAGAAAGTATATACTTGCGAACATTGTAATTACATTACTTATAGAAAAGCCGAGTATGACAGACACTTGAATACGAAGAAACATAGTAAAAATGTGGAGAGCAAGTCTGATGATTTATTTACATGCTGTAATTGTGGGACCATGTATAAATCAAGGCAAGGATTATGGAGACATCAAAAGGTATGTACAGCGTCAATAGAAAAAGAACCGGGGAAAGAGAAAGTTGCACCTGTTCCGCTTGTTCAAGAACCTGCCACTGTTGGCACTGATGTATTTGCTATGCCTCTAGAAATATCTATGGAGCATCAGATAAAACTCAAAGAGTTAGAACTAGAAGAAAAGAAGTTGGAAATGCAGAGAGATATTGAGAAAGAAAAAATAAAACTTCAGCAAGAAACGAACCTAACACAGAATAAAATGATGGAGGAAATGTGTAACAGTCAGAAAATGATTGGTTCTGCTATAGAAAAGATGGGGTCCACGACAAACAACACTATGAATAACAGTAACAACAACAGCAACAATACAGTGAATCACTTCAATCTACAGGTATTTTTAAATGATACGTGTAAAGACGCAATGAATATAATGGATTTTGTAAAGACCTTGAGATACACTCCGGATGATATAGATCGTGTAGGACGATTAGGATACGCTGAAGCCATTAGTAAACTCTTGATTGAAGGTCTTAATGAGTTACATGAGACACAGCGCCCTATTCATTGCACTGATGCCAAGCGCGAAAAAATGTATGTTCGACATGACAACGAATGGAAGAAGGACGTTGATTCTACAAGTAATCTTAAGAAAGCTATCAAGGTTGTAGGTCATCAAAATATGGCGACACTTGAAGAATGGAAAACAAAACACCCGCTGCATAATCAACCAACATCCAAACAGCATACGGATTATTTAGAGATATGCAACCAAACGATGAATGGTATGTTAGATGAAGACGACAAAGAGTTTAAAAAGATTCTCAAGAGAATAGTTCCGGAAACCACTATCTCCAAAGACAAAGGAATAAAAGAGTAACCATAACTACAGAGTGTAGTTAATGGTAGATAATATCATTAAAATAATTTTACTTATTGTGTATACTGAAACAATAAGTAATCTTGATGTATTTATGATTTTCCTGGTAATTTAGGTCGCAGTGAGTATAATAATGAATTAATATTACGTAAAGCCGAGAATGCTTCGTCAATTTTCGTATTTATTTCATTCGTATTAGAAATATTTTTATTGACTTTATATTTCCATCTAACTGTGCTCCAAATAAAGTTACCTAATGCATGGTATCGTTTCATTTTCTCTAGATTTTTAAAATCAATTGCATCTCGTGAAGCAAGATAATATTCATTTTTAGTCCACCCGTAAAGTTTGTTTGGGTCTATCCATTGACCAGGCACGTAGTGTTCGCGTATACATAACCTTAATTTAGTTCTGTATAAAGAAAATATAACACGCTTGTTCGCCATAGTATAAAAACATATATTTTAATGATAATTTAATATATAATGTCCAATCAAGATGCGAGTAATAACAATGTATCTCTAGATATATCTGGAAATACGTTATTAAATGAAAGCGTTCCGGAAGATAAGAAAGATTCTTTTTATTCTCAAATAGCTGGACTTATGCGAGATAGAGAAGAGACGCTTCGTAATAAAGAACGATTGTCACAGTTAAGTGAACTTATGTCCGAAAAGTTGGTAGAACAAGAAGAAGAGATGAGAAGAAAGAGAGAACAGCAGCAAATAGATAACAAGAAACATTCTATTAAATTGGAATTGGAGTACTTGGAGATAGAAAATATGAAGATGCATACTTACCTCCAAACACTTATTAAAAAGCACGAGCTTGAGTTGCTTTATTTACAGGAAGTTTGCACCCAGAAAAAGAAAGTGTCGGATTTAAGCAATAACAACCCTGAAATAAACTTTGATGAAGTAGAATCTTATGATGATTATTATACACGTCAATTAGAGAAGGTATCTACATCTAGTGCCAACTTTTTGTTTTCTATGAATGACAATATACAACGAAGCATTCCAGACTATTCAGCGACTCAAGCGACTTATTCTAGTGGTTCTGACCCAAAAAATTACGAGTTCTCTCTTTCGCGAAACATGACTAGCAGAGGCATAGACCAACAGCAAACACAGACACAATCAACCCGACAAGCAGGAGAATTGACATCAAGTAAGCCTTCTAACTCATCATCTAAACCGAGTTCTAATCCAGTAAATAGACCAGTCGCACCAGACCAAGCATCTTTGTTGAAAGCTGCAGGAGATTTAATTAGTGCACCCAGGAGCAATACCACTGGTAAAATAGATCTGGCGGGTGATTTAAGTAGTGCAGTGGCGAAAAGAAGACAAAGTATTCAGCCTGACTCTGATTGGGAAAGTTAGGTATGCACACAATTATAAAATAACACGTATAAGTAATTGTTGAAACTATATAAACAAGTGCACTTGGTTTATATAGCTTACCCTAGAACAGTATGAAATTGTGTGATTGGGGAAATCTTGAAAGACGATTACGCGTATGGGAAATTGTTAAAATAAATGACGGAGAAAAAGAATTAAATAAAAAAGCTTCAAAACTTTACGAGGTTCTTACTATTTTATCCGCACTATCTTGTGGTGCTCTTATTGGACTCGAGAAAGTAAACAGTTCACACATTGAGTATTTAATTGATTTTTATGAAGCCACACGAACTTTTGGAATTATTTCTTCTCTTTTTAGTGTTGTTATTTCTGTAACTATGTGTTCTCTTCTTAGTGCAACAAGCACAAAAAATACGTTTGAATTTATAAAAGTATCTATTAAGTTTTCTAATATTCCTTTCATTGAGACTATTATTTCCCTCATTTGTCTCGTTCTTTGCGCATCAATGCAAGTATGGCACTTGTATGCAATGATTGGATTTTTTCCATATTCTTTGTTTGTTATTGTATACAGTTTTCATTTTTATGGAACGTTACACGAGCATATTTTTGATTTGACCAAAAAAGACACAGAAGAAGCTATTCAAAGAGGGTATGTTTTTTCACACGTAAATAGTGATATTGAAAATACTCGTGATACAGAACCCACCGAAACAGACGTAAGTTTGACCTTGATTGAAGAAGGAAAAGTATAAGACAATAAAATATTAAGTCAAAGATTTAATATTTTAAGATATGTGTATTTATTAAATAATGACGAAAGTTGGCTTAGATTTTGGTAAAACAATTGCATTAATTGAAGAAGATAAACCATTTGATAATGCATTTGAAGTAATTAAAATGATTGTAAATAAATACACAAGCGATAATGTGTTTATAGTATCCAAAGCTAGACAAGAAACTAGTCAATTCATTTTAAGTTGGTTAGATCGCCATAACTTTTATAACTTAACTGGATTTTCAAGAGAAAATATTTATTTTGTAAAAGATTATGCAGATAAAAGAACAATAGTTGATAGATTAAAAATAAATATTTTTGTTGACGATTCAATTAAAATTGTTAGGGCTTTACATTCATCGGAAAATATAGAAAAAATTATTTGGTTTGAAGGTGGTGATCCAAAATTATTAAAAGAAATACCCAAACAATATCGTAATAAAATAGTTATATTTAAAAAATGGAATAAGTTATATAAAACATTTTGTAAAAATTGATTATTAAAATAATATTATTATCTTAAAGTATATATGTCAATGGATAAGAATGGAAAAGAAAAGCAAAACATTCGTGTATTAGTTATAATGGGTTCTAAAGATAGTTATTTTAATGCAAATCATATTACTGCATTAGATGGTGATGATATACTTAAAGGATTCAATTGGGATATATGGAGAGAAATACAACAAAAATTAAGAAATAAATATAATTTTCAAATTACAGAATCAAAAGTGACAAAAAACTATGATTCCTTTGTTAAACTAATTGAAGAAGGTAAATATGACATAGCTATATCTGGGTTTACTCATTTATCCACAAGACAAAATGTTAAATTTTGTATTCCACATGCAATTACAAGTAATGCCGTATTATATAAAAGTAAACCAGAACTTATAAATGATTTTAAAAATATAGCACCCATACTTGTATATATAGTCATGTATTTAGTAATTTTTGGATTGTTAATTGGTGTAATATTGTATTTTTTATCTCCTAGTAGAAGAAATTATAGTAAAAGATTACAGAAAAATAATAGTCTATTTTTTATGAGATCTCTAGTAACAGGGGTAGCAAGTATTTTTGGAGAAATGGGGTATTTAGCTGAGAGATCATCTTTAAAACCATCTGGGATAATTATTACTATATTAATGATGGCTATATGTTTTGTATTAATTATGTACTTTCAAGCCGAAATAACTAAAATATTATTAACTAATGAAAGCACATCTATTGATCATTATAATGTCAGTAAATTAAAATTAATAGGACATGCAAATAATAGTGATGTATTAAAAATTGAACGTTATGGTACAAATATTAAAAAAATGAAAAATAGAACTACAAATGAATTAGTTGAATATTATATTGAAAATGACTATGACTTTGATGGAGTAATTATGCCATATCATGAAGCATTTGAATATGTACAAAAAAATCCTACTTTTACATATTCTGCTGATTTTGGTAATGAACCATGTAGTTTTATAGTTAATTCTAGCCCTAATTTAATTGATTTTTTTAATGATGTCAATAAAGAAATTGCTCATTTGAGAGAAGAGAAAAGAATACAAAAAATATGTGTTTCATATTTTGGAGATATACAGAATATTCCTATGTGTAGTCTTACATAAGTGTACTCTATTATTATATTACATTGTCTAATTTCATGACTTATATCGAAACCTTTCAAATCTAGCACTCAAATCTAAATCTAAATCACTATCTCTAAACTCTTGAACAACATTATTTGTTCCCATTAAATCATTAAAATGTTCAAACGTTTTTTTACTACACCTTTCAAAACCCTTATATGGTTTTGTATAACGATAATTTTGATATACATATTCTGGTTCAGGGTCTGGTTCGGGGTCAGTAAGTGTAAGTTTAAACTCATTAGTTAAAATCTGTCTCAATTCCTGGACATTTATATTAAAAAACTCTCGCGAATTGTTTTCTCTCTGAGGAGAAAAATAAGAATGCAAACGCGACTCCAGACTTCGTCCGTCTGGAGTTTTTATAATAAACTCAATTTTGAAAGGAGTTGGAACTCCAGTTGTATATAACTGCTGTGCTCGTAGTGTTGGTTTATTTGTAGTCCATCCAATTTTCACAAGATCATCACAAAAAGATTTATTTGACATACAATACACATATTCTACTTTATTATCATTCATGTATACAATATACAAATAAATGTTTTAAGTATGAATATTATTAATAACTAGTCATCAAACGACATAGACATAACTTAATTATTTTATGTAGAGAAGTTATGTCACAAGAAGAGATTGAGATTGTTACGGAGTTTGAGAGTAGACATCAGTTCATGGAATTATTACAGGTAAACCCAGGATACGTTGTTGTAAAGTTTGGAGCAGACTGGTGTGGACCCTGTAAGAAGATAGAACATTTAGTAAAGGAGTTTTTTACGAAGTGTCCAAACCACGTTGTGCGGTGCGATATAGATGTAGACGAAAGTTTTGATTTGTATGCTTTTATGAAGACAAAAAAGATGGTGAACGGTATACCTGTAGTATTAGTGTGGAAAGAGGATAATACAAGTTACATTCCAGATTTTTCTTATGTGGGAGGAGATCCTGAAGGGTTTACACAGTTTGCGAGTCAAATGTTACAGGAGTTTTCTATTTAATGAATTACTGTAAGAGACAGTTATATAATTTTGTATAGAATGAACAATATTATATAATGTTTTGTACATGTAAGTTAATCACAAAAATGGACACCAGACCTAGATATGTATACACAAGTCTCATTGCAACACATCAGGCAAGATTAAGATGTTTACTCCATGAAATAATGATAGGGAACACTGACTCTACTGATAATCTTGATGAGTTTCCATATGACAGTGATGGTGAATACGACAATATACCCGAAAGTTTTAGTATAAACTCTGAAGATACGTATAGACCTCTCGTTGGCATGAATATAGAAAATGATGATACCGACAAAAATGCTGATAAAATATCCGATACATTGAAAACTTTAGGTTACGTAGGAGGTGGAAATATGATATCGCGTATTGGCAAAAAAACCCAAAGTGAATATGATAAAGTGAGAACAAATGAGAAAATGGGAAGATTTATGAACGCCGCGTTGCTGAAAATGGTAGTGAATGAATCAACAATAAGTATTAATATGGAGTATAGTGGAGAAGTAGATCCGAAGGAAAAGAAGGGGGATAAGTATGTGTATTATATTAATCCAAATGACGATTTTACATTTAGTGACCGTGTAAGACAAGGAGATTTCCTAACCATCCCATTCCAACCAATTGTTATTCCAAACCTTATTTTTCGGACAGAAAAAAATGACACAGACTATGTATTTTATTTAATTCGTCACGGACAAGGTGAGCATAATGTTCTTAAAGGATTTAGTAAGATGAATGCACCAATTGATGCGAATTTGACTGACGAAGGAGTTGCACAGGCTGTGAGGTCTGGTGAAAACTTTGTGAAAAAGAGAAGAGGACCTAATTCAGCTTTACTACTTGATTACTTATTTGGGTCGGATTTAAGACGTACACGTGATACTATTGCTGCATTTTTACAACCGTTTCCTGTAAATATTGGCACGTTAAACAATAGTGATTCAATATATGTTTTACCTTGTGCTCATGAACTAAGTTATAATGTAAAAAATGGTTCTTGTGATGGAAATCAAGGAATTACGCCAAATGAAAACAAGTCATCGTGTACAAGCAAAACGTGTACGACAACGACGCCCTTTTATGAGAATAAAAATCAACAAGATGTTTCTGAAATGTTAAATACGAGGCCGTTAAATTGGGAGTATTATGAGAAGTTTTATAAGGGTACCAGAAATAAACGTGGTCCTGGTAGTCAACAATGTAGAAATACAAATATGATACAACAAGCTATTACAATAATAGAATCTCTTGAACGTAGTAGTGATGCTAACGTGAAAGGAGTTCTTCAGATTGGTGGAAAGAAACGAAAAACGCGAAGAAAAAGAACAAATCGTAAGAAGAAGTCTTTACGACGTTCTCGTAAGAGCCGTCGTAAATCTAAACGTAGAACCTATAAGAGATAAGTATGAAAATAAGAGAAATCAATAATATATATTATAATAACTTAGTAACTTGACAAATAGTTACTTAGTTATATAGATGAACACAGAAGAAGATCTGAATATAGACAATTATGACTTAGAAGAACTACTAGGTCTTTTTAATTTGCCTGTAAATTTTAACGAACAACAGCTCAAATCTGCAAAGGCAATCGTATTGAAACTGCATCCTGATAAGTCAAAACTAGACTCTAAATATTTTTTATTTTATTCCAAAGCCTACAAAATTCTATGCAATTTGTGGAAATTTAGGAGTAAATCTGAAACTGTACCAACTGAGACAAACACTGTTTATGTAACCGATACAGGTTCTGAAGAAGTGGAAGGACGTAAAGCTCTTCTCAATAAGATGTTTTCTGAAAATCAGCAATTGAAAAACGTAGGGGAGTTTAACAAATGGTTTAACAGTGAGTTTGAAAAGGCAAAGGTTGATTACGAAGACGAGTCTAGAGGTTATGGAGATTGGTTAAAACAGACGGAAGAACAAGAAACATCAAACGGAAGAATGACTATGGGACAAATGAAAGAAGAATTTGCACGAAAGAAAAAAGAGATGTGTCAAGATATGATCTTACATGAATCAGTTTCGTCGTTTCAGGGTAGCACAAATACTATAGGCTCTATGTTAGGAGAGTCAACAACGGTTTTTGATAGTTATGGAGAAGACGGAAATTTATCGTATCAGGATTTACACAAAGCTCACACAGAGACCATTATACCAGTTGACGAGTCGTATTTAGACACACGTAAGACGTTTAGCACAATGGACGAAATGATAAGTTATCGCGGCGCTCAAAGCTATAATATAGATGATATGCAACAGCAGCGTATTCTAGAACTTGAACGCAAAGAAGCAGAAGAAGATGCAACAATGCGCGCATACAGATTAGCAAAACAAAGTGAGGAAGTTAAAACAAAGTCTAACGAGTTCTGGAGAAATATGCGTCTTCTTGGCAATAAATAACAGAAACAAATAGCGTTTAGGACGTTTGTATAATATGAAATAAAATGTTCGTTTATATTATATTGCATAGACCGAATGTCAAAGATAAACGAATACATAAAGATCGCATCATTGTTCATGATTCTCATGACAATAGGAGTATTTTATAGGAGATATGATGATAAACTTTTACGCGAGTCAAAAGATAGGAATGATAGTGCTATACGAGATTACCTTTTAACGGATCCAGACAAATTAGGGGCGATTTCTACGACTCGTCCTATATTGTGGATACCTATTCACTACAGTTATAACTCTCGTAACTGGCAGAGTTTCGGTTCACGAAGTTCTTACGACTTAAATCAGCCATATATTTATCTTACAGTGAAAAGTATTATTAAATATTGTAAAGATTCGTTTCATGTGTGTCTCGTTGATGATGATAGTTATATAAAGTTGATGCCTGATTGGAAATATGGAGGAAAGAATGTCCCTGAACCAATTATGGAACATGCACGAAAGCTTGCTATCGTTCGTCTCTTGCATACTTATGGAGGAATGACTGTTCCTCCATCGTTTGTATGTATGCGTAACTTGGAAGAAATGTTCAACAATTCTCTCGTTGGTCTTAAATCAATGTTTGTGTCAGAGACTATCAATAAATCTACATCTTGTGCAGATTACAGTGCTAACATATGCATAATGGGTTGTAAACCGAATAGCGATGAGATGGGATTACTTGACAAATATTTGACTAGACTTATTGAAGTAGATAATACGAACGCTATGGACTGCACTGGAAAAATAAGTGCATGGTGCAATAAAATGGTAAGTGATAAAAAAATAAATATGGTTAATGCTGACCTCATCGGTGTTCGTGATAAAGCTGGTCACAAAGTTCAGATAGAAGAGTTGATGTCTAACGATTACTTGGATTTCAATCATCATATGTATGGGATTCTTATCCCGTCACAAGATATTTTGAATAGAAGCGCATACCAATGGTTCGCGCGTCTATCAGGAGAACAGGTTCTTACATCAAATACCATAATAGGTAAGTATATTTTGGTTGCAAATATTCCTGAACAGAAATATGTGTTAGAACCCGATGATACCGAGAAGCCTGAGTGGATATCGTATTGGGAAGTCCCTTCGGATGCACCTGTCTGGGGAGTGAAACCCAATCATTTGGGAGATAAAGTGCAATCGCTGAGGTCTTTAAAGTAAATGTAGTATTCTACACTGGAAGTAGAATGGGCATATTTAATAATTGATTTATATGGAATACTATTGTAATTGCATATTTGTCGTATAATAGTGAGAAACCTCTTGTATGTCATTGGTGGTTCAAGATATTTGCGTTTTGATAAATGGTAAAATGGACGAATTGTTTCTATAAAATTATCATATTGTTCGTCAAATTGTGCTCTTTTTAAAGATTCGTAATTTACAATATAATGATTGTTTGACACTGCACATATTGGTTGCAAAAACGAAAACAATATATCATGATCCATTGACTCTTTAAAAATGTGTGTGGGCATCTCTTATAATTAAAACAGACAATAGTTGTTGGAATACAATAAATATTGTCTTGTGTGTAAGTTATTTTACGGAAAGAGCTTTAATTAAGTTGTTCGTGAACAATGGAAGTTCAATGTCGTTTTCGTGTATGTCGTGGAAAGCTGTTATATATTTACATATGTAAGGAACAATAGCATATTTTTGGTCTTCTGTAAGAAGAGATGAAGCCTTTATGTAACTGAAATAATTGTTTAGAATATCCATTACTGAGTATCCATCATCCACTATCTCATAAATAATGTTGATTGCGTTGCGCATATCTCCAGATTTTATACTATTTGTGTAAGAATCAAACATATGAATGTCTATATCACTGCATATTTTTAACGACATTTCGTAATCTATATGAGCGTTCAATAATTTACATTTTTCGGCATAATTAATGAGATTTTTAATTGTTTTGTTACTCACGTTGACAATGAACTCTACTGCATTTTTATCTATAGATATATTCTCGGTATCAATGATGTTTTGAAAAATAGAGTAAAGTATAGTGTTCGTTATATGAGGAAGACTAATAAGTGTAAGGCGAGATTGTATACTTTCTATTACTTTTTGATTATTAGTGCAAGATGACAAAAAACACACATTGTGACTATACTTATCAATACAGTTTCTAAATACCTGTTGACTTTGTTCATTAATCATATCTATGTCATCAATAACAACTATTTTCTTTTTTCCTTTTACCATACTACTGGTCTGACAAAACGTTTTTACCTCACTTCTATAATAATTAATTCCTTGTTCATGTAGATTATTGATATAAAGGATGTTTTGATTGTATACAGTTTCAACGATATTTTTATAATATTCTTTGATGATGGAATGTATAATATTAGTTTTTCCTGAACCCATTGACCCTATAAGAAGTAAATTAAGATTTTCAGTGTTTATTAAAGTTGTCAGCGAATTAAATATTTCTGGAAGAAGATTGAAATCTTTTAATGTTTTTGGAGTATATTTTTGTATAAAGAGAATGTGTGGTTGATTGTCAGTTACTGTATCATTCGACATGGTTTATAAAAAAAAATATGTATGTTAATATATTCTATAGTAAATTAGTATTTAAGTTTTTCTCGTGAATAGATAATATAATAACTGTATATAGGTTGCTTAATGGCAGAACCATCATTTTATGATATATTAGGTGTTGACGACAAAGCATCACACGAAGAGATAAAAAAAGCATATCGTAAACTTTCTCTCAAACATCATCCAGATAGAAACAATAATAGTCCAGAATCAGTAAAGAACTTTCAAACAATCGGGGAAGCATGGGAAACATTGGGAGACTCTTCAAAAAGAAAACAATATGACATGACTAGAAGATTTGGTGGTGACTTTCCTATACCTGGAATGTTTACGTCATCAACAATGAACCAGAATGTATTTCCAGGAATGGATATGGACGATGTATTTGCGCAAATGTTCGGAGGATTTCCAGGAGAAATGCACTTTGCTACTATGCATCCTTTTCCTGGAGCACCTATGGGCCCAGGATTTAGTGGGAAAGGAGGACCATCTGTTCGTATTTTTAGAGGAGGACATCCAATGGAACCAGAGTTTGATTTTTCTGGAAAAGGTTCTACAAAACCAACTGCTATAACAAAAAAAATAACAGTGGACATGGCTAGTGTTGTCACTGGTGATAAAATCCCTTTAGAATATGAAAGGTGGGTTTTAGAAGAAGGTGTGAAACGAACAGAAACTGTTAAAATCTATGTTGATATACCACCTGGTATTGATAATAATGAGATTATCATAAAAGAAAACGAAGGAAACATATTACATGATAGATGTATTGGAGATGTTAAAATTATCGTTCAGATTGAAAACGAATCAGCATTTGAAAGAAACGGTCTTGATTTATTATGGAAAAAGGATATTACACTTAAAGATGCATTGTGTGGATTTTCGTTTGAATTAAAGCACCTTAATGGAAAATCATATTGTATCCGAAACAATTCAGGAACAATCATTTCTCCAGGTTACACAAAAGTAATACCTGGAATGGGTATAAAACGTGACAACCATTGTGGAAAATTAATTATTTTATTTAACATAAGCTTTCCCAAATCTCTTGATAAAGACGTGATAGAAAAATTACAAGAGATACTTGATTAATGGTAAATATGTATATATAATATTAACGATATAACATATACAAAACATAAAATAGTCCTTTAACTATTAACAATGTACATTATAGTACAATAGAATCTTCAATAAGATCACTTCTTGGTAAACGTGAATCATTTACAATCTTTACTTTTAATGCTATATCCATCATAGCATTATTTTCAACGGGTGTCCAATTTTTTGTTTTTTCTTCCAAATCATTATTTTTACTCTCTTTTTGTGACTCAGATATTTCCCAACTTGGTTTCTCATATTCGCCTGTTTTATATAATTTTTGATAAGGATGTATTGGTACTTTTGATCTTTCTTGTTCCTGTTTCTTGATTTCAGGTGTTAAAATGTATCCTGTGTTTTTTTCTGTCTGTGTATCATTTTTCTTTATCCAAGACATGGATGTATATATAAATACCAATATAATTTATTACTAGGAACGAGTAATTTCTAAAATACCTAGTATCTGATTATGGTAATATTAGTTATTCATTAGAGAGTTGCTTATATACTTCAAATTGTTATATGAAGTATATAACCAGTTTAAGAAATACGTCTGTTCTGAATATCAGAACATACCACATAGATAGAGTTCTCGGTGATGATAATATATTCATTTGCGCTCTTATAAAACTTTTTAATGGGTGAAGTGTATTCCTCTTCACTCTTAACTAGAAGTTTTTCTCCACTTTCCTTTACACCCACTAGTGCTTTTTTATCAAGGGAAGATGACCAATAGTCTAGTAAAATAGGTTTATCTTCTACAATAGCTAATTTTGCACAGTGTTTCAATGTAACATCGGTAGGTAGTCTATATTGTTGTGATTGTTGTGTTGATTCTGACGTAGCTGGGGGTTGAGGAGGCACAGTGGCAGTTGAAGTTGACATAAATCTTTAGTATACTAACTTTCATTTCTTTATACTTATTTAAAAATAATCTATTAATAATCTTGTTTTGTTGCGAATTTCAATGTAATAGTAAGTTATAAACAACATGAAAGATGTTATTCAGGGCTATAATCGTTGTGTGTTTAGATATATAAAAGATATTGTCGACCACATTGAGAAGTCAGGAGACGCTATTGATACAAGTGCAGTTGTCTCTGGTATTATAGTAATCACTAATGTATATTTAATGTCAATGGTAATTCAATGTTCGTCTGTATATGCTTGTACCATGACAAGTAAAGCCGTTACAATATACATAGATTTCATGATACAAATGAATAATATAGACAGTAACCCTGCCTCTCCTTTGAAATTAAGTTCATTGGATGCTGCGCAATTTGTATATAAAAAAATATTTCCGACTGCATCTATCATAAAAGAAACACCATTAATGCATCCAGATATGCTTGATATACACGATAACAAAACTCAAAATATCGTTGTATCTAATGAAGATGCAAAAGATTTTCTTCCCAATGCTAATAACATGGTGTTATATGTAAATACTGCTAACATTCTTAACATACTTCATCAACATAACATATTTGTTCGAAACATAACAAACGTACTATTTAAACTTCCAGTATTCTACAATGAAAAATCAGAGACCACTGAGTATTATTCATTAGTTATCAATAAAATGCTTCACATAAACAGTCTTATTGAAAATATTGATTTTAATATATTAGAAAATATATACAAGAAGTTGATTCAAGAGCAAAGAAATATTCATGATACAATGATAGCTATACAGACAGACATAGAATATCTTAAAAAATATATAGATCTAATGGAAACAACTATTTTAAAGAGTCAATCAAAAAACACTATTTAACACAATATATGAGTAATATGTAAATTATTCATCCTTTACATTTGAATCTACAATAACAATTCTTTTTCTCATCTTAGTTTTTTTTATTTTATTTTTATTGTCTTGTTCGTCATTTGTTTCAGTTATTTTATTGTCATGAATAGAATGATATATGTTACAAAACTCTCTTTTTAACAAATCTTTAATGAATATGTATACTTCGTCTAATACTGGCTCTTCGCACATTCCGACAACTAGAATGCTACCTGTTCTAAATATCATAAAAGAGATAACCACTATATTAGAAGACGACTTATCTACAACAACATGTTCACGGACACCAGTCTGTTGCTCTTTTGTTTTATCGTAGTAAAACTTACATTGTATACCTGGATATGAACAAGGATCATAGATACACTGGATGTTATACTGAGACTTTAATATATCAAATAAAGCTTCTCTTTTTATGTAGAATCCACAATTGAAATTGGAATTAATGAGAACGGTATCACACTTTCCTTGGTAAGACAGATTGTCTCCGATAATTGGTCGTAGGTGGACAAGTATGTTGTCTAAAACTAACTTGAGATGATAATCCGACCTTATACCAGGTATTTCAACTTTTCCTGTGTTAAATATTTTCACATGAAATTCATGAAACATACCATTCTCTGGGTCAGATTTGTCATCTATGAGTATTCTGAGTATCATTACAAAACAGTTGTAAAACGCACATTTCTGTTTACATCTATAACTAACAATATCTTTCTTGGAAATACCCACACTTATCTTTCTCACATCTTTAAACCAATTTTTTACACCTGACGGTTCATTTACGCTTGTTAATATTTGTTCAGTAAAGTAATTTTCTTGTTCTAGATTTTTTGAAATAGCATCAACTTCTTCTTGACTTGTTGAATTAAACTTCATTTGCTTTTTTACAATTCCATTTCTGGCTTCTGTGTAAGGAATAACATGAAGTTTCCAAAAAGTTGTGTGTAAGTCTACACTTTCCGTAAGATAGGCTATCTTAGATTTTGTAGATATGTATATATCAGACGCTTTAGGGCATTCTGGTGTATCAACTCTATCTGTGTCTTTTTCGTCAAGAGAGGAACTTACTACATCTTTCGCTTCAGGGGTAGAATCTTGTGTTACAAAGCGTTCCCACTCTTCGTCTATATCCATTATTATATTTGTTATAATATAACTTAAGGAATACTTGTTTCTTTAAATCAATTTATTAATTATTGTATTATCTTAGATAGTTCCATCATATAAAATATCAAATCAATAAATATTTTATATGAATATGGTTTTTTGTTTTGTAATATTATAATAGATGTTACACGAAGAGTATAATACTCAGCTACCCCTCACAAAAACACAACCTCTTAAAATACCATATACCCCTGACAACAAACAGGGTGCGACTAATGAACAAAAAATGTGTAACTCTTATTCTTCGAGTGAAAATCTTTTTGACCCTTCTACAAGTCCACCTGTCAGTGATTTTATGAAAAGACTCATGGAACGTCACTCAGTTTACAACAACGTTGCAAATCTATCCAAGTTTACTAATGCGTAATGTAAAAAGTTTGCTTCAGGTGAATCTGTGTTATGTAACAACTTTTCAACAAAATCTAGAAACTCTGACGTAACATCTATCTGTTGGTATTTTATCAGGTAAGTGAGGTAATCTTTAATAATGTTTCTAATCGTAATGTTATATTTTATACTAAGTTCTTTTATATAATTAGTGACACTTTTATTGTTAGTGGTCTTTTTAGTACTATTCTTTTTTATTAAACATGTCAGTTCTAGCCAAATATCATCACTTATTATATTTACATTAGTATTATCTAGTATGTGGTTACATTGAATAAAGTTAATCATACTTCTTATGTCAGAACCATAAAGTTTTTGAATAGCTCCAATTTTATCAGGAGACAAATCTATATTCTCTTTTTGAACTATATTTGTTAAAAAATTTCCTATATCTTTTTGTGGTAAGTTGTTAAATCGTATTTTTAAAAACTCAGTTTGCAGACCATCATCTATTCGTGTGATATAATTACAAATTAGACAAAACCTTACATTAGAGCTATATGTTGTAATCAAATAACGTAATGCCTGTTGTGCGTTCTTTGTCATATAATCAACTTCGTCAAGTATCACTATTTTTAATCCACTTTTAAAAAGACATTTTGAATTTACGAATTGTAATATTTGGTTACGAATAATATCTATTCCTCTATCGTCTGATGCGTTTAAATGAATCATAAGACTTTTGTCTTCCGTATTAACTTTTTTTTGAAAAGATGTAACCAAGTTTATAATGGTAGTGGTTTTTCCTGTTCCGGGAGGTCCGTAAAACAAAAGATTAGGGAAATATTCTTGATTAATTATATTACTACACACTTCTTTGTTGATACTGTTTAACACAATATCACCAAAGCAGGTAGGGCGATATTTTTCAACCCAAGGCATAGCAACAAATTTATTTGTATTTGTCATACTGGTTAATTATTGTAGTATAAAAGGTTTATATCTTTATACTATAATATTAGTTAGCTGGAACCATGGAGAAAATACCAAAATTATCTGAACCACTATTTGTTTTTTGAGAAGGCTTTGTTCTCTTTTTTAACGTATAATTATTTGACGTTGGAATAATTTTATTGTTAATAATAAACTCATCGTTGTCTTCATGAATTTCAGGAAGAACTCGTGTAAGAGGTTTATCAACTACCAAAAATAATCTGTCGCTGTTTAATAATTGTCTATATTCTTGAATAGTTAAGTTTCCACAAAATCTTTCTAGTAAGTAGTGTGGATCTGGAGCAGGTTTAATATTCTTTGTATAGTCATAAATTTTGTTGTAAATATTATTGAGTAACGAGTATCTTTCAAACTTACAAGAACTATCAATGTTCTCTTTCATTAGATGGGCTACAGCACATTCTGGTGAACAAAAGCACCCATATACGTGGTAACTTCCTTTAAGGAAAAATTTTGGAATATATACTGGTGGATTATCAAAGTCGTGTGTGCACCAAAAACATGCTGATTTTGATTCGGGCGTTCCGTTTATATGTAAAATTTGTTCAAGGGACTTAAGCTTTTTCCACAAATCTTTCGTAGAATTAGATACTTCTGGGCACTGTGGATTTTGTTCATTGGTTTCTACATCTACAGTAATAGTGCGTTTTTTCTGAGAAGTTTCATCCATAGATGATAATATGGATTGATAATTTGTAAGATTGTCAGTGCTTGTATTATGTAACACGTGATAAGACAGATTATTTTCGTCATAACAGTTGATTTTTGCTTCTGTAAAATCAGGTTCATGTGATTCTCCGCTTGCCAAATCACTTGTTTGGCACTTTAAATGTAATATTACGTTTGGTTTAATATTTGCTGGCTTTGCTTGAGACACTTCTTCATGAATGATTTTTCCTCCTTTTGGTTTTCTCCCACGTTTCTTAGGAACAGGTTTTTCTTGTTCCAAGGGTGGATTATTAATATTATTCAACTTTTCTTGTTCTTCTTTTTCTTTCATCTCGGCAATTTCTTTCTTAGACCGTCTGCCTCTTTTTGCTTTAGGTTTATCTGTAACTACAGTGCTAGTAGTATCTTGTATAATGACATTAGACGCTGGTAATGTTTCAGTAACAGGCGTGTTGGTCATTTTTCTTCCTTATGACAAGTAAAAAGGTTTAAGTTGATTTTTTAAATAATAATAGGATTGAGAATCCTGCGTTTACAAGTGATTGTTATCGTTATAACACTTTCTACACAAAGGAATATACATATCGCTACCAATAAGCTTTTGTTCTGTGTTGTTGATTACTCTATGTGAGAATATTGCACGTGTTCCATTTTTACATTTGCTACATAACGACCGCATTTTATATACCTTATCACATATAGGTATAAGATCAAGCAATTCTCCAAAGCGTTTCTGTTTAAAATCTCCGTCCAATCCACAAATATAGATAATTTTTTTCTTCTCTAATAGCATCAATACAAAACTAAATAAATTATCAAAGAACTGACCTTCATTTATGAGTATTACATCAGCATGCATTATTTTTTCACTTATATCTTCATTAATAGAATTATCACTAAAATCACACATTTGAGTGCAAGGTATCATTTTTTTATCATGTGTGGATAACATGGTGGAATCATATCTCACATCCTCTGAGTGATTAATTACCATGACTTTGTTACCACAATACATGTGCTGGTCATATTTTTGTAGGATCCAGGAAGTCTTTCCTGAGAACATAGGACCAATTGCAAGCTCTAAATACCCATCTGGATAGACACTTTCCATTATATTCAGATATGATTAATGATATCTCAATATATCTTATTTCATTTCAATTTACATACTTTGTATCTTTTATTTATTGTCTTCGTCTTTTGATAATTCTTCTAAAATCTTTTCGTACTGTTTATCGTTGAAATCTTTTGTAGCAGCATCTAATTTAAGTCGGATTTGTTTGTATATTTCTTGATTCAAAGAACTTATTTTATACGGCTTTTCTTTTTCTACACCCATATACTCCTTGATAATGTCTAGATACTGATAGTCATGTTCAATAAGTTTATCTTTTATTTCATCCATAGTATAGTCCGTTTGTCTTGATACAATTCCACACATTTCTGCTATTTTATCGTCATCAATCTCTATGACACGCGAAAGTTGGTCTTTACTTATTGAATCCATAGTTAATTTATTTACATAGTCATTATATTATTTACTACAAAACGCATAATATGTATACATAAACAAGTTAAATAAACATAGATATGTAATGTATTGATCAAGATGGCAAAACAAGTTCTTAATGTGGATATACAACCTATTATGCTTGATATGAATGAAATAATAGAAGCACATATCACTCGTTCGGTTACAGAGTTTAATATTAAATACCTTACACAGGAGCTAGAAGAATATAAGGAAAAGGTACGTTCAATAGAAACACAATTAGCTAGTTTACGTAGCGGACATATTACATCTGTCGTGAATATGGACAATACAGATATTGTTAGTGAGGATTCCGATAATATAAAGTTGGTTATTGATGAACCTTTCACAAAAGAAAACACTACCAAGATTGTCGCGATGGATATACCAGATATAGATATGATTGCAAACGTAAAAGATGATAAAAATACAAACCTACTTTCCAAGGATATTGAGACAAAGACAAATAGCATAAAAAGTGAGTTAAAAAATACACCTTGTTTTTCAACAAATCAATCATCCTCGTCTTCTACTTCAGATGTGGCTGTCCCTCCTATTGAATCATCTGTAAAAAAGGGTATAAGCTTTGATGATTACAAGGCCACTTCTTCGTTAAGTAATGAAAAAATAAAAAACAAAGATACTGAGAAAAACGATGGTCCAGAAGATGATGAAAGTGAAGAAGTTACCTTTGAAGAGGAGGGAGTGTTTGAGATAGAAGTAGAGGGAGTGACTTATTTTACCACAGATGAAGTAAACGGCGATTTATATGAGGTAGATGAAAACGGTGATCCTGGAGACAAGATTGGCATTTTATCTAATGGCGAAGCGGTGTTTCATTGAATAAAAATAGATAAATAATCTTGAAATAAAGTTTAAATATATATCCTCGTGAATATATATTTATACCCAATGTTGTCGCCTGTGTGTAACATGATTATTAATTTCAGTTGTAAAACAGTATTATTTTTGGCGGGTGGATCCATATTATTATATGCATCTAATCCAAATAAGGCCACGCAGATTTTTACCAATCTTTTTTACAGAGGAATACAATTATATACATATCTTGAATATAATGTAGAAAGAGCGATAAAATATATTAACGAGACTTATCCGGCAAATATACAAATAGTTGAAAACACATATGCTGTGAAAGACAATAAGAAAGTGCACATTCAAGAAACAAAATATACCGAAAATGGAACGGTTGATGCCGATTTTATTCTCTACGAAAAAGATGGATATAACCTTACTATGTTTCATAACAAGTTGTATATTCCTGGTATGGGACAAGAATCACCCACACCAAAAGAAAGCACTGCGTCTTTTATATCATTTACTGTGACTTACCAAAATAAACCCTCAGACGAACCTCCTCTTTCCCTGTCATTTAAATCAGATAAGATGAATTATTTCATGGTAGGTAATCATATTGATAAATATGTAGTATGGTTTCTCACAAAACAACAGCATGGACTAGATAATTATGGTGTTTCCTATAATGCACAAATAATGGACAACAATGTCAACCTCCCAAAAGTATCTAGTGATGATCTGATTGTATTTCAAGACGCCGCGTATACTATTACACCTTTAAATAAAAACTAAAATTTAACTAACTTCATTGCTAAGTTTAATTTTTTGAAATAATTGTTTAGATTCTTTTGGTAATCCAATCATTCTTCCCAAAGGAACACCTCCTACTAAGTGAAAATGTAAATAGTCAATCTCTTGTCCTCCATCTTTATTACAGTTTGTAATGAGTCTATATCCAGACTCGTGAATATTCTTCATTTTGGCGAGTTTACTAGCACCTATTAATATTTTACCCATATATATTTCATCTTCATCTGTTAAATTATCCAACGATGTAATCATTTTATTTGGAATAATTAAAATGTGAACTGGTGCGCTAGGGTATTTATCATCAAAAGCAGTGATAAATTCATCTTGATAAATAATATTCGCGGGCTCCTTTCCATCTCTTATGTTTTCAAATAAGCTCATATTGTTTACACGTTAGTGTATGTTAGCTTTAAATCAAAACTATATAGTATGTTTCCTTAACAGATAAAGATAGCGACAAAGGACGCTTGTTTATCCCAGGTGTTGATTTCACAATTTATGCAAAAAGTAAAATATATAGCTAATACCATATAAATAAATGTTTGTTATAGTATACAGCTATGGAAAAGCAACTAGAATATCCAGAAGAAACTGTATTTACAACTGATGCGCTTTCTTTACCTAGCAGTGATATGGAGTCTAATGTTAATGATACACTACATCACAAATTAAATAATGAATGGACGTTATGGGCGCATCTTCCACATGATACAGATTGGACTACACAGAGTTACAAAAATGTTTTTACTATGACTACGGTAGAAGAGACAATAGCTTTATCTGAATCCCTTCCCGAAGTTTTGGTGATTAATTGTATGTTGTTTATAATGAAAAAGGGTATTATTCCCGTATGGGAAGACCCTGCTAACAGACAAGGAGGCTGCTTTTCTTATAAGATTGCTAATAAATCAGTTTACAGTATATGGAAAGAACTTACCTATCTTCTTGTAGGAGAAAGTCTTAGCACAAACAAGGACTTTGTGAAACAAATAACGGGTATCACTATTTCTCCAAAAAAGTCATTTTGTATCATAAAGATATGGATGTCAAATTGTGAATTCCAAAATCCAGAATTAGTAACAAATGAAATCAAAGGTCTTACAACAATGGGTTGTTTGTTTAAAAAGCACACACCTGAATACTAAGAATAATTTGGATACATATGTATATTTATAATATCAAGTTGTATATGCACACGCTATAACTTGATATTATTTGCGAGTTCGTTTTTTTTTAGTTTTACTGCGAGTTGTTCTTAATCGTTTTCTTTTTATTGTATGTTTACTTCCTGTTTTCTTAACACGGTATGTGTATTTATTACGCGTATTTAGTTTGTTATTATAAAAATCAGCAATTTTCTTGTTTGTTCCAATTTTACCTGCAGATTGATATTCGTTGAAATCTACTAGCACTACGTGTTTATCAGTGTTTTGTTTTACGTTTTCAGTTGTTATATCATTTTCATTATCATTGTAATTCTCAGATATTCCAGAATCCAATGTTGATAAATACTCTTGATATAGATTGTATACATACATCTTGTGTATACATTATACAAACAAGTTATCTGTCAAAACATAAATATTCTTATTTAAATCCTTCGGTCTACATTTACATATTACTCGCCTATCGCTCGAGAGGACGCTGATCAGTCTGAGCCTGAAACTTTTCAGGCACAATGACCGCGGGATATCTAAACAAGTCAAGTTGAGGCATACATTTTAATTCGGCATTTAATGTCTGAACGGGTTTAGTTAGGTCGGTAGAACCGATACCACGGAGAAAAGATTCTATTTCTATAGGATTAGCTGACATTTCTTGTCTAGGAAGCTGAGCTCCTCCCAAACCATTACCAGGTTGATTGGTCTGTTTTGCTTCTCCGTATTCTTTGTTTAATAAATAATCTTGAGTGTGAATACTACGGTTAAGCTCAAGTGCGTAGTTACCACGTGTATTTTTATTACGGGTTGATGCCATTTAATATACTATACGTTCACAAATTAATTTACACACGAATCCTTAATTATACGGATTTAACCTGTTTAATAACTTTATCATTGACCAAAAAATCGTTTACATAAACTCATTTATTGCGGTTATTAACATAGTTACATCTTCCTCGTTGAGTCCCGTTTGATTGTTTTTTATAAAACCACGTATACATATATGCGTAAAGAAGAAGAGATCATAACTAAACAACAATGGAAAAATATTGCGATGGACGATGTCAGTCGAATCGGAGTCGCTATATAATCCAATACAAGACTTCTTTGTTTTTAATATTTCCAGACATTCGTGCATAATGATGTTATGCAACTTAGAAAATAAAGTGTCAATGCATTTATTTGCAATGTCTTTTGGATGTTTAATACCAAATATTCCACAACATTCGTTGGTGTACAATACACTGATAACATCGTAATCATTTTTAAACTCACCGATTGCATCATCGTTTGAAGTTGATAGACCCAAAGCTTCTAAGAATTTTGTGAACTTTGTGTCGTAGAAGACATACGTTAATATGGCATCATGATTGTAGCCTTTTATCCCAGATGAAATAATTCGCCGGTTTAGTGGTGAAGATTGTACAGATAGTGACATAATACAGATATGTACAACACACTTGTATTATTGTTAAGCTGTTTTCGCAATGTATTAGTTAATTAAACACGAATAAATAATGAATAAACTATAAGTATACTTACTTAGTGTCACGAGTTAAGTCACGGGAAGCAATTCCACCACGCACCCAACCGGCAGCAGCAGCTTCCTCTACAGAATAAGTAGGGTCAGTGACTCGGTTGCTAATAGGGTCAAGAAGTGGAGTATGAGAGAGAGGAATATAGGATTGCTCAGACATCTTTGTTACAGAGCGACGGTTAGATTCGCGCTCGCCTTGCATAAGCTTGGATTCTTCTACACTGTCGGCAGAACCGCGACCAAGGTAAGGAACAGTGAGGTAAGGACGCTGGAAAAGATCTAGTTTTGCCTTAGGATGAGTTTGTTGTGCTCCATATAACAAAGCGGAGTTCTGATCAACATTACATCCACCTAATCCCATCATATGACTTCCCTTATAATTTACAGCGGGTTGACTGGTAGCAAACTCAATAGGTTTTTGCATGGTGCATTCTGATAAATAATAGTTCTGGAGCATGTAATTGGTTGCTTGAGTGTTTTGCAAAGAGCGTTGATCAGTATTACAGGCATCAAGACCTATCCTGGATGTATTTGCAAATGGTGATGGATCCGCCATTAATATATATAATACAATACATTATTTTTTACACCATTAGATGTAAAAGTATAATGTGTCAGACACAATATTTCTTAACGTTGGTATGAATCGTTTATACAGTTTATCTGTAAGGTGTGGTTCTTGCGTCACTTGCAGAACATTGAATAACATCACCGTCTTTACACGAAGGCATGTTTCCATATAAGAACTGAGCAAATGCACCTTGATCATTAACGATTCGTGTGTTAGCCGTTGAGCTAAACTGTCTCATAGAAGTATCAAAGTCAAAGTTTTCTCCTAAAGTGCCAAACAATCGTTTATCCATATCGGGGAAGTCCTCGTGATCATTCTTAACCATATTCTTGGTGGCGTTGTTGATGTCTCCATATACTTCAGGTAAAAATGATGGCGGTGCCGGTTTCTTATCTGGATTGTCTTCTATATCAGTAAGCAATACATTAGACATAGGGTTGGCAGGAGTAGTAGGACTAAAATGTTTGTCTAGTTCTTCCTTTAAACCTTTGGGTGTTCCGATGATGCTAGATTTATTGAGCTGAAACCCTTCTACGCTACAATTATTTTTTTCATCATCTTGCATTATTTTGTAACCTGTTTTTTTGTAATGCAAATGAATAATTAGTATCAATACAATTGTCGCAATTCCAACCATTACTGTACGAGATGATTTCTCTGTCATATATCCTAAAACAGTTAGGATAATCGTCAGTCTAGTAATGGCATTTAATTTTGCAACATAATGCATAGACGATGTTGGCCAGATTTCCATAATATGTTCTTTATTTATTAGTATAGTTGGATTGTTTGTCCAAAATATATCTGTCATTGCCTATATATAGTTTCCTTATTTTTTATTTTTAGATTTCTTCTTTTTTGTATTGGTTTTACTGCCTGCAACCTGTTTTTCTTTACTATCATCTTCCATCATAGCAATTAGTTCTTCGTCTGTTAAAGGAGGACAGCTTTCTTGCTCCTGTTTTTGTTTTTCCAATGCCTCCTGCATTTGCTGCAACGCGATAGCTTCTTGGAGTTTCTTTTTCTCTATTCTTTGTTTCATTTGTGTAATTTGGTTGACGCGTCTTTTTTGTCTGTCCATAGCTCCTTGATCTACCTGTTGTCTCACCCCTCCTCTGTTTCGCCCTCCAGCACCTCCTCCCATCATAGTATTCATCATGTCTGCAAGAGAAGATAAATCAGGTTCCGCGCTGACCTCATCAGAACCTTGGCCAGATTGACTACGCATAGCCCCTGACATAAGATTCTGGAACATGTCCATTCCAGGCATGTCTTTCATGTTTTGGAGAACACTTGTCGCTTCTTGAAGAAGTTCACCGTGATTGTATTCCCCTGAATCTATCTTAGACTGTAATTTTTGTGTAACTCCCGCTGCCATTTGCATAAGTCCTCCATCTTTGTCACACAACTTTTTGATTATGTCTGCAGGATTCTCTGCATCTGCAAAGTCTTCCTCGTTAATACTATCAAGAGTATCACCAAGTATATCTTTTGCAAGTGCACCTATTTTTCCTCCGACAAGACCGTCCAAATGTTCCTGAAAAGCGTCCGCTGAAAGATTAGGAGTAGGTCGGGATTCTCCTTCAGTGGTAGATGTCGTGTTGTCTTGAGGTTTATCATCATTATCTTCTTCATCTACATCACTAGTTTGCGCTCCTTCAAATAATTTCTGAATCTCGTTCACCGTGTCACACAGTCTTTCCTTGAACGTCTCCTCATCTATTTTATTTAAAATAGTTTTCATATCTTCGCTCATGTTTTCAGTGTCAACACTTCCCACTACACATAAAACTACTGTTTGAAGATATTTCCAAATGGTTTCCCGAGTTTGTGGAGTAATGTCGTTACAAGACCATAGAAACTTAAAGCTTATTCCAGGAAGAAAATCTACATTTACACTGGAAGAATCCTTGAATATATCTTCATTGTTGTAAATAATATCCGTGAATCGTGCTGGATATACCTGGAGACAATGTGCGAACAAATCGTGAAGCTGAGTTCCTGTATGTGAGTCATACCCCCACCACTTAGAAATAATAGGTTTGTATTCCGGAAAGGTTGTAGAAACTGCATCAATAAACTCTATCATCAAAGGAGCAAACTCTTTTGGGATATCGGGTAATTCCAATACTTTTACATCTTCTTCACTTGTTGATGCAGATAAATCGCTCGTGTGGATATAATCTACGTCACCAACTACTTCTACAGGTTGGGTAGGGAAATGTTCATTCACTACTTCGTCTAGAATATCATCAAGTGAATTGGTAGAGGATTGGGTATGTTCCATAGCTTATGTTTGATATAAACGCATATATTTAAATCAAACTAGAGAACATATATTATGTACAATATTTTGATGACTAGTTAATATTGAATGTCAAATCTCGTCTCTCCTTCCAAGAAGTTAATTTTGTCCTTTTCCCCAAAAACAAAAAGTATCGTTTTGCTAGATTGTACCTCTGCTTCACATATTTGGCATTTGGATAACGAGTTTTATGATGTTTATACATAGCTTCTAATCTAACTTTCATTATCATTCCCACTTGCCAAATACGTTTATGTGAGTATTTTTTTGACTTATATAGCTTTTCTAACTTAGCGATTGTTTCTTTGACATCTTTTACCGTGGAATACGCAATAGGAATAGTGTCTTCTGGATTTTTATTAATATACACGTCAAAACTTTTATCTGGATTGTCTGGATGGTATAGGAACTCTTTTTCTTTTTTATTTTTTCTGGTTTTTCTAGAGTTTATCGCTTTCTTAGTTTTCTTAGTTTTGGAATATCTTTTTCGTGATGTCATACTATTATAACTAAATATTTTATATACACTACTTCGAGTATACAAAATATGTTTGTGTGTTATAACAAACAAATTACATGAAATACAAATCACATATCTTTTTGAGGTTTTGAATATACTTCATTGTTTTTTCGCGATTATCGTCTCCCATATCCCGAATAGGTTGACGTAACTTGTCAACTGCTTCCATAATTTGTGTAGAACTTTCCATAGCACTCACGTCGTCAGTGTAATCGTTATCGATAAAAAAACTAATGTCACCAGCATCTATTTGTTGGGAATATTTTGACGAAATGTATGAGTTCCATATACCAATTAACATCTTAGGGTTTGCTTTTCTGAGAAGTTGAATAGATGACTTTGCGCTTCTAATATCCATGTTATCTGGAAAAATAGTAACAATGTCGTTTACAAACTCATCAAAATGATCATTAAATGCTTTTAGTAGGGTCTTTTGATCCATGCTCGTTAATAATCATATAACCAATCTTTTAAGTTCCTTTGTTTTACAAGTTTAGTTTGATTGTGTAAACTATTATACGTTTATTATAACATGAATATGGCGTTAATTAATCTGTTTTTAATGATTTTACTGGGCATCTATTGTACAAACATTACTATGTTAAAAATAGCCCACCGGGGTTTCTCGGGAAAATATGGAGATAACAATCTTGAATCATTTAATCAGGCCATAGAACACGGATTTGATATGGTAGAACTTGATATTCAAATGTGTAAGTCAGGTGAAATCGTTGTATATCATGACCGATATATTGATAATGAACTTATTATAAATCTCCCCATATCAAAAATCCAATCACACGGAATTATAACACTAGAAACATTTTTTGAACATATTAAGCCGAGTTCAATAAAACTGTTTTTAGATATAAAAGATGATTATGGAATATGTCCTATACTTGTAGATATGTTGACAACAAAATTTAAACAACAAGAAATGGAAAATATCTTTATAAGTAGTTTTCATCGCGATGTAATGAATCAGTTAAAATGCATGGATCTTCCTGCCAAGTTGGGATTTACCACATACAACGATTTCACTATTTTGGAATTAAAACATCTTATGAAAGGCCTTCATTATATTTGTATTGATTGGACCGTGTTAAACAAAGAGAGAGTCGGATATCTACAGTCTAACGGATACATGGTTTTTTCTTGCACGTGTAAAAATGAACTAATTTTAGGACACATGAAAAAGTTTGAATTAGACGGAATAGTGACAGACATTCTTTTTTAAATGGACATTTGAACCGCCATACATGCAGATGACATAGAAAGATGAAACAATCCGTGATAAACAAACCAAAATCGGTTACGTTTTCTGTATTCTTTACACGAACGTGAATATAAATATAATCCGTTTAGAAAACAGATGTTTCCAACGGGTATAGTTCTAGGATTTTTGGCTATGAAATTACCTAAAATGTACATGTATGTGCCAAACATAGGTTGGAAATAAAGGTCAATATTTCTTCTCACCCCTCTTACTGGATAATACCAGAAATTTACTGACACGAGAAAACATAGTGTATTTAGACCAGCGTTAAAATAGTTTCCTTGTAAAGCTCCATATAAACTAGGTATAAGAAATGAGCTTGTGGTTTTCACAAGGTACGACTCTTCATCGTAGAATGTAATTTTCATTTCACGACAGTTTGTTTATATTATAGGAAACATATTCTTTTGTTTCCTATCATACTGTTATTTATTACTATTTTATCGTGATTTAAATCCCCTGACCTGGATTTTTCATGGATCGTGAAAACTCTTCTTCACGCATTTTTTGTAGTTGTTCAACTGACATACTTTGGGTTCCACTTGTTGTTGCGTAATCAAAATCATCTGTTGGAGTTTGTATTGAACTGCCAGGGTTCATTGTATCATTCAGAGAAGAATAGTTATACATTTGTCGCATTCCTCCTTGCCCTTTAGTGCCTAGTTCTTCTGAACTTTGGTCTAGAAAACTATAATTGTCCGACATAACGCCACCAAATCCACCTGCATCTCCTTGGAATGAAAAACACGAGGGCTCCATATTATTTTGTGTGCTTTGTTTCACTTGTTGCCTAATAATGGGTTTAACATAATTGTAAATATCGTCACCATAAATAACACGATAATTTTCTTTTAATAGTAACATTGCTGGAACACTTTGAACGTTTTCTGGCATAATAATTTTATCTCCGTTATCAAGAAGGATATATAGTTTCTTGGTATTTGGATCTTGGAATCTTTTGTCAATGCAGATAAAATGGATTCCTTCTTGTAGACTATTAGATGTGATATGTCCAATAAGTTTTTTGGAATGCTCACAATATTTGCTATAATACAGGATATTGCTCATGGTTACGTTATTATAATTTACACACATTAATTATTTAAGTTGTTATTACAAACTAAACTAACAAATCACTGAAAACTCTATTATTTTATAATACATTGTGTGTAGTTTTACAAATTGATTCCAATAATACAATATTAAATATATACACATTATATATTCAATAAGTGAAAATGAAAGTTTCCAACGTGGTAGAAAACAATGATGATATACAGTTTGTTTTAAGTGGTGTGGATAAAAGTATTGCAAACGGGCTTCGTAGAACACTGTTATCGGATATTCCGATGGTTGTTATGAAGACAATGCCTCAAGAAAAATGTAAAGTAGTGTTTACAGCAAATACATGTAAGTTTCATAATGAAATATTAAAACAGAGACTCTCGTGCATTCCTGTTCATATTACTGATTTGGGTCCTCATATTGAACAGCTGGAAATAGAAGTAGATTTAGAAAATGATACAGATCAAGAGATTTACTTGACTACAGAGGATTTTAAAATAAAGAATCTCAGCACAGGGCAGTATCTAACAAAAGATCAGGTGAAGGAAATATTTCCACCCAACTCTCAGACTGGATATTATATTGATGTCGCGAGACTCAGACCTAAGCTAACTCCTGACGGAACTGGTGAAAGAATAGCCTTTAAAGCCACACTTTCCATAGGGACAGCAGATGAGAACAGTATGTATAACGCTGTATCAAATTGTGTTTATGGTAACACACAAGATGAAGACAAGATAGGAGAACAGTATAAGATAAAAGAACAAGAATTAAAGGATGCTGGATTATCTCAAGACAACATAGCCTTTGAAATGAAAAATTGGAAAATTATGGACTCGCAAAGAATATATTTGAACAATAGTTTTGATTTTGATGTAAAAACTGTTGGCGTGTTTACTTGTAAAGAGCTTCTCAAGATTGGCTGTGACAGACTTATTGAAAGATTAGACAGATTAATTGGTGAAATAAACAGCGATAAAAAGAAAAATGCCGAAGGAGTTGTCATTGAATCTACTTCGTCAACGTTAGAAAGTGGATATGATGTCAAAATATACAACGAAGATTATACTATCGGAATGATTCTACAATATCTTCTCTATTCTATGCACTATCAAGGAGACAAAACAATGAACTTCTGTGGATTCAAAAAGCTTCATCCTCATGATCCGTTTATAATGGGAAAGATTGGTTACAGAGAAGAAACTGCTGAATCAGTATTGGTAGATGACCTTGTTGGAGCGCTCAACGCGGCCAAGGTTATTTACACTGATTTAAAAGAAATGTTCTGAGCCAACAATAAACTTGTATTAGTATAGTAATAACAATGTATGATTTTATATAAAAATATGTGCACAAAAGCTGCACATATTTTTATGTATATTTATTTTATCTAACAACGATTGTGATTTACATAACTTTGAAAAGAGTATCAAACAATAACGGAACGTCCATTTCATTTATGTATTTTTCTACATCTTGAATCGTTATTTTTTTGTTTTGAGGTTTGTGTGTATTGATGTATACCCCATGAATTGCATACATGTGGGTGCGGTAATTATTTGTATATTCTTTCAACGGTTTTACTTTTGATATGTAACAGTCCTTATAAAACGAATATAGACAATGTGTATAATCTGATAACAAATGGAAGTAATGTGAAAATAGTTTATCATGTTCTGGAAAATATTGGAGATATTTGTCAAGTGTATCGTCTTTTCGGAGTTTTAAATACAAAAATCTCATATCTGGAATATTAGATTTTAAATCTTGTATCGTCTTATAATTTTCTGTAATAAACTTTGTTCGGACATTTGTTTTCAAGTCCCTCACTACAAATCCCTTTTTTATCATATTTAATTCCCAAGGCTTATTATTCTCAGCACTGATTTGTGTTTCGTGTTGACTGTAATCTGAAAATGGATACTTTTTAGGAACACGAATGTTACCCTGGACCAAAGAAGACATCTCTTCTTTGTCCAATACAGTTATTTCATAGTTAGTGGAAAGAGGATTGTCAATACCAACATCACTTGTAATTTTATATGCTTCTATCAAATAGAGAACCGGGTAATCTACATGCATAACTATTCTATTGGAAGGATGTTGCATAACGAAACTATAAGAGTAGGACTTATCAAAATTATCTAATTTTGCATTTGACTGTTCAAGAGACTCTAGAAACATTGACCTGAAACTAGGTTGTTTGGAAGATTTATCATAGACATAATAAGAATTGGTTGCTCCAACATTCTTTCTAGTCATGAATTCCCACTTTCCAGATTGATCATCCCAGAACATATTTATCATTGTACCTTCAACACAATCCTCTGTATACAACTCTTTCACATCACGATATTTTTCTTTGAAATCGTCTGATTTCATTGTCTTAGGTGGAGAAAAGCAGACTAAACGATTGTCGCTTGTGAATAACAAAGAACGCATTAACCCCAGAGTATTTAAGTTTTCTTTTGTTACCATATTTGCATTATATGCGACTAGTTTAAACTTTGATTGTTCTACGTCAATGCTCTTTAAAAGGTATGGATCCGTCTTTTTTGTTTTTACTGGTGTTTCAGAAAACAAGTTAGTTAGTAGGTGTGAAAATGTTTCGTCATTGTTAGAAATGGTATATGTAGTCTTCATAGTGATAGTGTACATATAGGTCTGTCTTTATATTCATTGTCTATATATTACGGTTCATAACTCAGGATATGTAAACACATTCATCTTACAATGGTAATGTGCTAATTATAAAGTTAAACAAAATATATTATTTCTAGTATAAATATAGGAATAATGTCAATGTTAAAAGTTGCACCGATTGCAAATACATCTATGAAAACCCTAGACAAACCTCCTTTCAAAATCAAGTCTCGAAAAATAGGAGGTGGAACAGTGTTGAAATTAGCCGATATCATTTATATCGCTTCACCCGAAAACGAAATATTTGACAATAATACATTTTTTATTGAATACATAGACAACAAAAGTTTAAAGCTGGTAGATATTACCACATTGAAACAGTATAAGTTGAGAATTAATAATGATGGAACTATTGGAGACGGAACTATTCAAGAAATTATCATAGTTGAGAGAGATTCGCGTGATGGGTATGCACGTCAAAATGAACTGATACCTGGTAAATGGATAAATATTTATTTTGATGGTGATACCCCCGCAGTATTAATTGGAGAAATTACAAACTTAGAAAAAGATATGATAGAGATAACTAGTTATCCTGATAATACAGTATTGTATATTGATTTTGGATACAAGGGTGTCCCTGATAACTTAAACATAAAAACGATTGAGTTAAGACAGCCTCCTGCTGAATCTAAGAATCAAGATATAGAAAGTTTAGAAGAGTCACAACAACAGTCACAAGACGAAGGTGACGATGATGATGCACAAAATACACAAGATGAAGATCAGTATAATGAATTAACTCAACAAGAACCTGATGAAGAATTAAATTTTGATGACGATGAAAATAAAAATATTGACACGGATGCCCCTTCTGTTAGACCAAAAGCTAAAAAAATTATTCAAAAATATATTATTCGGGCTGATGAACGGCAATTGGGTCCTGTATTGGACGCAGTAACCATGTTACAAAGTAAGTCATCAGAAAACGAACGTTTTGATATTCAAATGCAAACAGATGATTTACTTGATGATTTAGTAATGAAGGCATCTAAAAGTGGAACTACTCCGCTTTCTATTAACGAAATAAAGAGAGAAGTAGAAAGATTTGTTCAGTTGCGACACAAACATTCTCATTTGGATGAATATGGAAATGTCACTAAATTTAAAAAGCATACTTCTCAATGGAGACCCTTAGTAGAATCGTTGGAGTTGTTAGACACAGAACTTAAATGGATTTTGCCTGTAGTGAAAAATGTTCGTCGGTTAGAAATAGACAACTTAGACGAAGACATGAATACGGATGTTGACGTTAGTGAAGAAATAAAAGATAGTGTTGCAAATGCAGTAAATACATATATGAAAGGAGGAAATGGTGAACTAATTAATCACTATAAACGATACGTGGATACCATTTCTCGTGAGTTTCAACCATCTATCGACCCTAACAGTGAAGACAGAGAAATACTTGCTACTATATATGCAACTTTGGATATTATGACAATTGTTGACAACCTTGGAAACTTCAGATCTACAAACATAAAGAATGGGTCTATAGGTGAATCTAGAATGTGTTTTTACCGAAACATTTCTCCTGCTAATTTCTTGGAACCTAGAGGCCTAAATATGAGCAAAATAGAAAGAACAGATATAAAACCCTCAAATGTAAAAGACATTATATCTATAAAGTCATTTGTTTCTCTTCCGTATCCAATGGTAAAGTTTTCAAAAATAGACTTACCAGCTACTAATATAGCTATTAAATCTGCATATAATGATTTGTATAGCTTGTATCATAAGTCTTTAACTAGAAAAACTAAGCTGAATCGTATTGTAATAGACAAGTTACAAATGGGTTCAGTATACAATGTAGGCACATTTGAGACGTTTAATAATTTCATGTTGTCTGTTTCCGAAGATAAACTGCAAGAACTATCGCCACAAGAAATATACCGAAAATATCTAGAAATTATCGTACCTAAAACACGTAACATCATTGATACAGTATCTAAATATGCAACTCATGCATTAAACTTTCACGATTATGTAGATGTATTAGAACCGTATCTGTTATATAAAGAAGATTTGACATTTTCTCATTATAAAACTATATCAGGATTAATAGAGAATAACATATCTCAGTATATTTCCACATACAAAAAAAGACTCAAAGATTTTACAAAACTAAAAACTTTAACTAAATCTTCTTATTATAATGGTGACGTAATTACAAAAATGGTAGACAAAGATTTACGTGAACACGTATTTGAAAAATATAACCAGCAAAACAATAATTATTCTAATAGTGAGTTTTTATCTAGGATCATTCAGATAGATGGAGGTAGGTTACTGTATGATGCAGTAACTATTAAAAATCTAGATAATCTCATTCATAAAGATATTCATATTGTGATACAACAATTACATGCAGATGAGATGAAAGAAGAGAGTAAGGATTCTCAACAAGAGGATAAGTGTCAGACTGTCATTATGTCAAAGCAATATTTTTCTCCAGAAGAAATAACCGCTGATAACGAAATAGACGTGTACTATGACAAAAAATATGATACAACCGATTACTCTATGTTAATTAAAAGTGACGAACCTCATTCTAACACAATTGAAAAGTTCTCAAATGAACACTCTAGAATGACTCCAGAAGACTTTTTCCAATTTATACGTAAAAAAGTTGCTACCAAATTACCAAACAACGACCCTGACTTGGATTACATTACTGAAAATATTATTCGCGGTAAGAAAAGAGTCAGAGATGGAGATTATGCAATGTTTTATGACTCTGATGAAGAAGCAATGCTTTATTATAAACGTGTAAATAATATATGGAAGGTTGATAATACAATAGATAAAGACGTGAACTTTAAAAATAGTGCGTCTTATTGTAATACTCAACCTGATTGTGTGGCTGTTTCCACTGAAGGTGATCCAAAATGTGTAGAGAAAAGTGTATCAAAAACTGATATACGAAGAGGCATTTTGAAACAATTGGTAGAAAGCTTTGATCATAGATATAACCTAACAAAGGAAGAGCTTGCTGACTACATAAAAGCAAAATACAGATATGACTATGAAGTTATTGACAAACTTAAAGTCAGACGTGTAAAAGAACTATGTAAATACGATGCTGAGCATTTTAAAATGGGTCTGAGAGTTGATTCCTTTAAAGATGTCATTAGGTCAGAACAAAAAGATGTTTTAAATGAGATTTTAGCTCAGAGTGATTTAAATAAAAAATATAGCGACCTTTTATATTTTGTAAATAACTACACGGAAGAACACACTAATCAAGAAATGGAAAACTCTGACCCAAAAGCTTGGAGATACTGTTCTACTACAAAAACTCCTCTTGTCCCAATTTTTTTGGTATCACTTGCATCTGCGTGGTGTGATGATGGTGAGGATTATGATAAATCCAATTATCGTCGTGTATTAGATAAAGTCATTCGCGAGAGTGGAAAAGAAAGTGAAGATGGTGGATATTGGGTAGATAAAAACAGTGGTGAAGTCATTACGAAAAAAATGTATGATGACAGTGAAGGTTATGATGATATGGGAAGAAAGAATGTCTCGCGTGAGGTTGTAGAGGAAGACTTTGAAAGTAAATATATGAACAAAATGAAAAACCAAGATAGTTTGAAAAAGTTCTATAGTAGTCCTGAAACACGAATTATGTATGACGTTACAATTGCTCTTTCCAATGTAATGAGTATCGGTATTCTACCAATGTTAGACTTCATCATTTCATTAGCTTCATCTACTTTACAAAAACCGGGAATTCTTCCGTCTGAGAAAGAATACAAGGAAAAGGCAAATAACGCTGCTAAGTCGGGAAAGAAAATGCCCAAATATGATTACGTTTATAACCAGACTATTTTGTATCTGACTCTTGGTGCGTTTTTGATTGGTGTTCAAACATACATACCTGGTGTTGTCACTAAGAAAACTTATCCTGGTTGTGTTAAATCATTCAAAGGGTATCCATTTGATAAATCTGGAGACACTTCGGGATTGGAATATTTGAGTTGCGTTGTTCAAAAATCTGCTTCTCCTTCTGGTGTATGGAAAGTGTTACAGAGAAAAAATAAAGACGCTATTCAGAAAATAATTGTCACATTTATTGATAACTATTATATAGAAAACATAGATGTCAAGCAGAAGATACGTGAAAAGATTGAATATCTCATGAAAAATCCACAAGATGTGATTCCAGATGAAATGAAAATTGTCAAGTGGACTACATTCTTACCTCCCCAAGGTGAACTAAATATCAAAGTAGAGAATATCAAAGAAGAATACAGAAAACTTCTTATTTCCGATATTAAAAGCGGTAGTCCAAAACAATGGGAGAGACTTGCAGTGATTCATTCAAAAATACAGTATTTTTCTCTCTATGTTCAACAAGGTGTCCAGGAGGTTATTCAGAAAGAACATAACAACGAGTTTAATGGAATTGCGGAAACCACGGCTTCCTCTAAAGAACTATTTATGGACTCTAAAAATAAATCTCAGATAGAGCATTTCGGATCAAAAGAATGTGAAATAAAAACTTCCGTGGAGGTTGTGAGGATTCTTGAAAAAATAACAAAAGATGTTTCAAAACTTAGCAAGGCTAATATGTTATATTGTTCTAGTGATAGTAAAAATGTCTATGCTCCTCTTAGAAAAGATTTCAGCGAAGAAACTATTTATAGAGCATTTATAGATATATGCAAGTTTACACGCGTTGGTAATCCTCCGGATGAGTTTCTCTCTATTTGTGGAGACAAGCCAGAACAATTTGACAAAGCAGATATTATATCAGAAAAAATACGCAAGTTGAAACAACAAGGCAAGTCTTATGATTCTAGTATGTTGGAACGCCTTCTACAGCTAAGTGGTATGCGTTATAAAGTGCGTGTAGAAGATTCTAGTAATACAGAAACTCAAGTCACAAAACTTATGAAAATACTGGAAGAAATAGAACAAGAAAGTCCTTTTTGGAAACTCAGGCAATACCTTGAGATTGTATTGGATTCTTTTGATGTTGAAAAGGTGGGAGATAGTGTAAATGAAGAAATACGCGGTCTTAGAAATTATTTGGGAGAAGAAAACCAACGAATGATTCAAGACATTGTTAAAGAGTTAGATGACCATATTTCAATTCTCCCAAAGGAAAAGAAGCGTGTAAAAACATTTTTAGATACAATGACAGAGTGGAATTACCAAGAAGATGATACAAGTAAAATGAGAAACGCGTATTATAACTGTTTTGATTTCATTAAAAAATACATTGTCAGTATTTCACGTGTTTTCCCACAGATGATATTGAATACTTGTAAACACACTAATGTTTGGTTTAACAAAGAGTCTTTTGAAAAGAGAATGAATGTTTCCAAAAATGCAGCAGATGAAATAACAGAAAACAACCATTCTTATTACAAAAATCTAGAAGTTTTTTACAACAATCAAGTATTGAAAAATATTCTAGAAAAAGTAACTGACTCGTGTGATATGATATTAAGATTTGCTGAATACACACCATATTTTTCTAGTATTGACACCGACAAAGGAACAATTACTTCTGTATTTGATAAAAAAACATGCGGAGCATTGTTTCAGTATTATTTATTGAACGTTCTCACAAAGTATATTGATTTAGCATCTGATAGTAATATGTTAAATATGAACGATAATCAGTCTTACGGTGCAGAAGAATTAGAAAGACGAACAGATTTGAATGTCCCTGAAGTAGATCCGTCGTTATTAGAAAGTGATTTGATGATACTTAAAACGGACACTTGTCGTCTATTATTTTCATTCATTGACATTATGCAAAAACACAGAGACGACATAGATGTTACGTATTTCCAAGTATCTGATATTAACTTCAAAGTAAGAGAGACAGAAAAACAGATTATTACATCCCGTTTAGAAGCACTAACAGATGAAGAACGCGATTTGGATACTATTAAGAAGATTAATAAACTGGGTGTTTGGAACGCGGGACTTCAAAAAAGTTTGAAAGTTCATGTAAAAGAGAGCTATGATGCTGAACGAGACTTCACCGAAAAGATGAAACAGGCTGAACGAGCTATCAGAAAACAACATAGTAAATCAAACGAAGAAGATGTAACTGATTTATTGGATGAATATTTAGAACAACAAGATGCATATCAACGCGAAGAAGATGAAGAAAATGATCTTTCTAACTATTATGGAGAGGACGGAAGCGATGACCCGTATGGAATGGAAATGAATGATGAAGACAGGTCAGATTTCATTTAATTTTGAATTATAGTGTATCTGTATTTTTTGTTTGTATTTATAATATATACAGATGGTCAAAAAAGATATTATTAAAAACCCTGCATATTACTCTATTGTACTGTTTGTGGGACTCTTTTTTCTTATCATATACGGATATCCAGATTTAGTATTTGAAGAAGATGGTAGCATACGTCAGTTCGGTATTGGCTTTAGACGAAAAACAATTTTTCCTATTTGGCTGTTCTCTATTGTTCTGGGAATCTTGTGTTACTTAGCGGTGCAGTTTTATTGTATGCGTCCAAAACTTATGTTTTAACTTGAAATATGTAAATAATATTGCTCACAAAGTAATATTATTTATAATAGAAAATACTTCATTATATGACTGTTTACCCAGTGTAAGTGATACCATCTTGTTTACCTTTTTCCTTATTTTTATCGTCTTGGTTCTTATCGTATGCTGCTGCACGCTCCTTTGCGCTAGCTACAGTAGTGACACATTCTTGTTGCATCATCATAGTTGACACCACCACCATCAACAATACTACAGTATAAATATACCAACAAAACTCACCGATATTATCTCTTAATACAACGTTTTCCAGTAAATCACTTTTTAGTTTATCAGCACTTCCGGCAACTTGATATTTCTTCTTCATTAAAGGAGTTAACATTCCCCACATCTGAATGAAGTTTTCAGGCGTGATTTGATTAATGAGTATACTTGTGTTTCCAACTAGTTTTAATATTGCATCAGATGCTAAACGCATACTCGTTTTATTTTGTGCAGGTCCATCAGTGCTTCCGTCAGCATTTGGAGCATCCCCCTCTTCCATAGGTATTTCTGCATCACGGTTTCCTAATAATTCCACTAATATACTAGTAGACCCTCTAGATACTGCATAATAACCAATAACATTTGAAAAAGCACCTTTAAAACCAGGAAAAATAATCAAGGTTAATAACAAACCACCAAAAATGAGAAGCCAAGGCACAAAAGTGCTTGAAAATACTTTACCAATATTGTCCATAATTGTTCCTCCACAGTTTGCTTGGAAAGACCACGTGTTTAGAATCATATGAATTAGAACCAATATTCCAAATAATATACCCATCATTCTGTAGCGTTTTGTATTGAACTTTGTATAATTTTCTTCTGATGCGATTGCTTCAAGTGTGAGGACTGGTTTTAAAAACATATAGTACAGGATAATAACTGCTAGGGTGAGCAATAATCCTAATGTTGAAAAATCTGCATTCTTTGCCATTTATAATTGTGTATAAATTATTATGATATAATAAAAGTAATTATTAATGGAAGTTGAGATCGCTAAACCTGCATTAGTAGAACCTGGTATAAAATATTTTTTAAATGAGACCTTATCAAACTGTGCAAAGTTTAAGAAAAAGTATTACAATGACATGTTAAATATTGGTTTAGCCTCAGTTTTTATACTGTTAGTAGCATTGTTTTTATATTACAAATATAAGGGCAAACCAACACCAATGGAAAAAATGCTAAAAGAACGAGATAGAAAGCATTACATTCTCTCTCGTATAAAAAATTATCAAGATGCAAAAAGATTAGAGAGTCAAACAAACATAAGCGGGCTTCCAGCATGGGAAAATGAATACGATAATGTTTGAATTAATTTATTATATTGTGAGTCAATGGCGCAAAAAATCAAATAATATATGTTAGTATTATATCAGTAGTAACATATGTCTGCTTATATTGGATCAGAAGAATACATTGATTTTGTTGAGAAAGTTAACAAGTATTATGAATTAAAGTCAAAATATGAAAACTTTATCTCACAAAAAAAACAACATATTAAGAAAACCGCTAAGGTGAGCGGGTTATCTAAAAAAGATACACGTGACATGTTTCGTAAATTTACACCTGATTGCGTAAGTTGTAACAGAAAAGTAGGTTGTGTTTTTGAAAAAAAGAAAAAAGATGGTGCATTTCATTTGCTTGCTACGTGTGGAAGCAAATTAGAACCTTGTAAGCTTAACATTGATATAAACACAGGTAATATAATGCATGTCTTAGTAGAAAAAAGAAAAGAAGAAGAAGACATGGATAAATATATAAATGAAATTATCATAACAAAAAACGAAGAACTGTTTGGTTTTATTACTGAAGAAGATGCAGTTAAAAAGTTTGAATATTTAAACAATGAACTTAACTCGTCAGCAGGATATTACAACGAAATCCTTCAAAGTTATATATCAGTTGTTCATAATAAAACAAGACAAGACGAGTTAAAGTCGTTGAGTCAATTATTGAATACTCAAGTTATATCTATCAAAAATAATATAAACGAATACGTTAAAACAAACAGAAAACAATACGTGAAGGATGCAATTGAATTATATGTTACTGACATGGCAGAAACCATTCATAAAATAAATAATACGAAATATAAAGATATGCGTGTTGAGTATAGTCCAGTAACAAAAGAGTATACGCTTATTCAAAAAAGATTTAATGAGCAAGATTTTGCATTACACGGAGATTATGAAGTTCTCAAATATGAAATTGGAAAACCAGACATTAATAAAAAGAAAAGCACTGATGCTCAATCAGCATTAGCGGATAATATTGTAGATATGTCCGCTAGAGATGTTGGTAACGAAAGTGATGTAGAAGAGGAAGTTGAAACTTCAAATAAAATAAACAAAGTTTCTCAAAATATAGGTGCAACATCAGACAGTGAACCATACGTTCCAGCTCCAACCCCTCCTTCCTCGGAAAAAGAAATTGACGATGAAGATGAAGATGAAAATAATATAGCAGATGATATTTCGGACGTAAGCTCTGATGCAAGTTCAGTAGAATACAAGCCTCCACTAGTAATAGGCGAGAACATTGATTCAAGTAGTGATAGCTTTATTCCGCCTCCCCCTCCAATGGAAGACGAATCTAGCGAAAGCGTGCAATATCAAATAGGAACTCCTGATGTTACCCCAAACACTCCTCCGCTTTCTCCTTCAACTCCCCCTGTTCCACCACCAGAGAACATTAATCAGACTGCATCATTGCCTGATGCAAAATCAGATGAAAGTGAAAAGTATTCGCCTCTCAGTTAAACTATATATTTAAACCTAACTGTATTAAATATATAAACGCATGTATAAAGAACCATGAATCTTACATACTTGATATGTATCTCTATTTTTAATGTAGGAATTCTTGGAGTATATGGTTTTACACGTTCTACAATAAGAAGTTTAGAAATGAAATCAAATGTGCCTATTACCCATGCTCATCATCAATGGTATGTAGTTGCAGAAAACGACAAAATAGAAAAAAATGTTCCAACGAAGATTGTATTGAACAATGTCCCGATAACTATTTGGAAAACCAATGATAATTCATATGCGGCTGTTCATGATATATGTCCGCATAGAGGGGTTTCTCTGTCAAGAGGACGCGTAGATACAAAGACTGGATGTGTGGTGTGTCCATACCATACCTTCAAATACAATTCTTGTGGAAGAATGGTTCAAAGTCCTGGTCAAAAAAATCTGCGAACATCTACAACATTTAGTCACAAGACGGATATTGTTTATTACAGAATTAAAGAAGTTAATAACTGGGTTTATTTGTATGATAAACCTTTATATGACGTATTTGAATCTCCACCTTTACATGACGTGTGGTTTGAACCTGAGGCATTTGATCAAGATTATCGTTACATAACATTATCCAAAGACTTTAATGTAGATGCCCGAACTGTTACTGAAAACTCGTTGGATATTCTTCACATATCTGAACTTCATAATTTTGGTAATCCACGCGATCCTCTCCCTAAATCAGATAAAACGGAAAAAGTGGGCGAAGAGCATACACGAGTATCATACAAATACAAAGCTGGTCCCACATCTATACCAAAACTTGTTTACAATATAGAGGAACTAATCATTGAAAATGAGTATGTTCTTCCACATTATACTGTAGCTAGAGTGAAGTTCGGAGATTTTATAAATACTATTGTAACATCAGCAATGCCAATTAGTGATGATAAAACAAAACTATTTGTAAAGACCTACCGAAACAATTTAATTACACATATTCCCATTATTGATACTTTGTTTGATGGAGTTATGTATTATTTAATGGACAAAACACTTAATGAAGATAAAGGAGTTATTGAACATATTTATCCTAGTCATAGAGACGGAAAATTTATCACAAAATACGATGAATTAATAAGATCCTACAGAAATGACTATTCTACTTATGTAGATAAAGACAGATTCTCATAGGTAATTTATAATTATTTCAAATATGTTGCACAGATATTAATATGTACGTATTATATGACGCGTAAAATACGTACATTGAAAAAAAGAAGACCTATTAATAAATATAATAAGCGCAAAACAAAAGCAAAAAGAAAATACAAAAAAAGAACTGCCAAAAGGGAGAAACGCAATCGTACTAGAAAAAGAAATATGAAAGGTAAAGGAGCTTCAATGAGTAAAAATAGGGTGGTTCCAATTAACTCGACACCGATACCCGTTATAGGTGAAAACTGGGTGAAAAAATCTCAAGTAAAAGACGACAAATGTGTGTTATGCTTAGAACCTCTTAGTAAACCAGGTATTGAATATATTGTATATCAGTTTCCTTGTGGACATCAGTATCACGTTTCTTGTTTGTATAACGTGTGTCGTAATTCACTTATTACCCGTGACTTTCGTTGCCCTATATGCAGAACTGAATATTCTGCAGACAAACACTGTCATGATATAGAGGGTGTGGTAAAACTAAAGACATATTTGGTGCCAAGACAAATATTGTTAGAATTGAGCAAAGAGGAGTACACTGGTGAACTAACACATCAACAATCTGCAAATAATCAATCAAAAACGGGGGGAACAAGAAGTCCACAAGAGATTCTTAATCAAATACGTGAGGGAAGACAACAAATAGCAAATGTTCACCAACATGTACTACAAGAAGAAGAATCGCTAGCAAGTAATTCGTGGGCGTCACCAGATACGAGTATAAATTCTTCTTTTGAAAGCACATATTCTGCAAACAGTGATGACGGTGAGACAACTCGTGAAGATATTAGTTTTGAAGAAGAAGAGCCAGCTGACGATGATGATCCATTGAATCAAGGATTTATTTTAGAAGAAGGAGAAACACTGTAATATTGCAATCAATATAAATATAATTATTTTGATATGTTATTATAATAATTATGAAAATTATGAGAATAAGCACATTGTTGCTTATTAACAGTCTTCTTTTCTTTTTTATACAATCTAGTACCAAACCAACTGGTAATTCTAGATTTCCTAGATGGTACAAGTTATATTCGCAATTAAACTCGCCTATACCATCAATAGAACCTTTCATGATAATGGAACCTTCATACATATCTCCACCTTTATTGACAAATATAACTGAAACACGAGAGTTATCTGTTCAAGACGTATTATCATTAACTAGCGGTTTTGATATGCGCGAAGTTCCACTGAATAAAACATTTATATTCAATTCACAAACGTATGTAGAGAACATAATAAAAATGGCTAGTAACGCAGAACAAGATCAGATGACAAGGATTGTAATGTATGACCAGATGAAATCGTTATTATGTATGTTGTTATCAGAATCAGTATCTGTAACTACAAAGATAAAACAAATCAAACAGTTTCCTGGAATGGAAACAATCACAGGAGACTCGTTATCTCCAGATATTTATGCTGGAGAACTTCTCAAGGACTGGAACTTTAAAACAGAAGACGATTCATAGTGTTAATTAAGATACTTAATTGTTTTTAACGTATACTTTTATTTCTTCCACACTAAGCCAAGGCATAAAGATGTTATATTCTGACACTAGTTTGTAATTCTCTCTTAATTCATCCAAGTATTTTTTACAGTCTACTTCACGATAATTACCAACACTTATAACCATTTTACCTTTGTAACTAGTAAGTAAGTTATACGGAAGCTCGTTTTTTGTGTAATCAATCCACGACAAAAACAATATTTTGTTATCGTGGTTCTCCATATTCATAATATAATGCAACCCGTCACCCTCTATCGTATCAATCCAAGCGTTCTTTTCAGGTTGAATATCAACAGTGATTACAGGCATCATCAAATATTTATTAAACAAAAAAGTGTGAAAACTATTTCCTGAACAAGGATCTACAACAGTAAGATCTTGTAACTTCATCGTATAGTTATTCACTATATCCTCTTTTAGTTTATTCATAATTCGTTTATCCATCACAGTCCAAGAAAATATCTCTACAAAAAACTCGTCCAGTAGATCTTTTTCTGGACAATCAAAAATTCCCAAAAAGCGAAGCTTATCTTTATAATAATCCTTTCTATTTTCAAGGATTAATCTAAAACCTTCTATGTCGTAGTAGCATTTATAGAAATCATAAGAAATACCAAAGTTGTATTTATTAATTTCTTTCATGTTTACTTACTAACGAAAAAAAACTTTAACTGTGTTTGTTAAATATATATTACTAAGTTTTATAATATATATTTACAACATTGTTGATAATTCCTTCCTTATGCATCTGGTTTTCCTTCTGTATCTTTATTATAGTGTATTTCTGATTTTATTAATGAATGGTCCCATGGGTTTTTTAAATATTCATCTGTCATAATTTTTATATATAACATTGAATCACCTCCAAAAGTACCTAGAGGACCAGTTGCAATAACAGCTTTTGTATCAGGGTGATATTTATCCATACTAATAGGTTTAATATGTGGAAGGTCTTCTTTACTTGGAATTGGAATAGTAGTTGGTGATTCCAGTGTAATGACATGCGTTCTGTCGTAATTTGCAGGACTTATAATATCTGTATTAGCAAAACCTGCGTCTCTATTTAATATTTTCACATACTTCCCAGTAGTTTGGTTACCATAATGATCTTTGGAAATAATCTTTTCTGCTTCGGTATTAATGCTTGCAAATCCTACATACACACGGTCTGGATCATAGTCGCTGATACCATCATTGACATCGTAGTATGTATAATGAATTGTATACGTAACCTCTTTAGTAGTATCTCTTACATAATTACCGTAAGTACCAGTCCAATATAATGCTTTAAGTTTCCATCCAATCAAATCTTTCGAATTATCTACTCCTGGAAGAGAATATATACCAGCTCTCCTAGGAGTTATCAACTTGTAATTCGAACGATCACTCGGTTTATAAAATCCATTCCCTTGCCAATTACCATCAAAAAGTGTAGTTTTGTAAAATGATACTCCTCGTAAACCATGTGAAAGGACACGCCGTATCTGATTTGCTGGACCTTCATCATCAGCTGTAACAAAAGTATTTGGTTTCATATAAGAAAGTCTTTCATAGTATCGTGTTTCGTGGGTTAGTGGACTTATGTTAAACGCTATATCATCGTTATAATCCTGAGGTATAAATTCCCAACTTTGATTATTAATCGTAATCTTTTGTTGAGCATCATTGTTATAAAGAAGCTCTATCCTAAACTTTGCTCCTAGTCTGTACGCATCATCTTCAGAATAATCTGTTGCTATAGGAAAAGCTTCTGAACTAAATGTTGAATTGCGCTTTATAAAATATGTAGCATAGCCTCCTTTTTGTAGCGTATAACTCGAAAAGTCTTCATTCCAAATAGGGGTGATATCAATATCCGCGTCTCTAGGAGTAATTCTCTTTTCATATTCATAAATACCCGCTTCACAGTAATCAGTGACAGATATTTTTACATTTACAATCCTCTCTGGACAATATATAATATCTTTAATTTCAAATCCATTTTGAGCAGCGATTCGTTTAGTTTCTTCGTCAATTATTGTTGCAATACTTGCAATAGAAGTCCATTCTGGGAACGATACGTATGCGCCAAAATCATGATGGAGTGAACCATTTCCAGACGGATCTACAAATGTGTTTACTGATAGTGTATTAGCATGAGATATGTTCTTTTTATAAGCTGATATATTACCCTTTCCGTATTCACTTGCAGTCTTAGAGCTATCTATATTTAAAACATATAACGCCTCTTTTATTTTACATTTATTGGATGTTTTCACTTCCAAAGATCCACCGTTCATTCTAAATGATACACGATCTATAGGAGGAGGATTAAATACATCTCGTGATGGTGTTTCACCATAATCATCATTTGATTCTCTATTTAGACATCCACTAGTTAACCATTTTCCGAAACCTATTTGGCCACCCATCTCTGTATCAGTTTTCAAAAAATCGTTTATTTTCAGACCATTTAAAAGGAGTTGTGTTGATGCTGAACCGTATGTAAATGATTTTGCTTGATCCACGCTAACAACATCACCACCAAATGGAAGTGCTAATTTAGTTCTATTTTCAGCTGTAGGCCCATTATAATTATAAGATTTTAAATACGTTATATATACTTTTAATAACTCTTTATCGTTTTCATTGAAGGGCATGTCTTTGTATGGATCTATTGTAGTATCTCTTGTAAAAGGTGCTATAAGTTCACCTGTATTTACATCAATATCAAACCAATTAGACAAATATTCTATATAGTAACTGATTCTCTTTCCACCTGCAGGTTTTGCTGTTATATTGTGGAAGTTTCTTATTATAAACCTTTGTGATACGATAGGACTTTTTTTATAACCTTCTTCTATCGAATAAAAATGTAAATTAACTATACCACCTCTGTAATCTGTTTCATGTATTTTCAGGGTAATATATTTATGCTTGTCTAGTTGTATATTATCTGTAAAAATGCGTGTAGTCTCCCAGTCATCAACTGTATAATAGTAAATAGTCTTCTTTGGGTCTCCACTAGTTCCTAGTATAAACTCTATAGGGCCTTTCAAACCATTTTCAACAACTTGTTGTTGAGTTCTATCTTGCTCTGATGCAATATAGTAATAATAATCAGTTTCATTGGTATTTGCTATATCAAAATCTCCTATGTTGTATTCTTGTTCAGTTGATGCAAAGGTATTATAATATTTGTCAAAAACCTCAGGAACTGGAGAAACGTTGTCTGTATAGTTACTTGAATCAAAATAACTATAAACAATGTCTAGTTGGCTACTATTAAATCCAAAATTGTTAGCAGTATTTAATTCCTGTAACTGTGAAAGTGATAAATTAGTAATAGATTTATTATCTAAATAATCAATAAAAACTATAAACTTGTCTAGGAATGGACCTGTTATACCACTTGGGTAAACAAAAGAACCAAACTCATCTTTAAACCTGTCTATGAGTGTGTTGCATTTAATAGTACTGTATTGGTTATCACACACTTTTATGTTTTTACCAATACATTTGATTCCCTTGTTATCACTACATCCAACTCTTTTCTCAATTGCATTTCTAGTAAAGTCGTTCATCGTAACCTTTTTCGTATCGTAGATCCGTCTAAACTTTAATTTACTATCTTGCACAAATGTGTTGATTGATGCCATAATATAGTATATATTAACAAAATATATTATGTAGCGTACGTTAATCCACAATTTCCTCCTGTAAAATGAAGCATATTATATCTTTCTTGGAAAATAGTTAGGTCAAAACTGTAGTCATACAACCTCCATGTGGGCTTATTTACACCTACAAATACTCCGGATTCTGGATCACAAATAGCAAGCGTTTGAGAGTATGGGTCTAATGGAGGAACAATGGTTGTCATTTCCAATTCTACCTTCTTTGTGTTTGTTAAATTAGCTGCTCCAGTTGGCTGATAAATAAAAGGCGAATCGTTAAGTGCGAAACTATACCAATACAGTCCATCTTCTGCATTGCCATTACTTCTTGCATATTTTTCAACGTAATTGAAAATTGGAGCAGGTAGTGTATTTTCTCTATACTCCCCATCGAACATAATAGCAAGTGATTCCAAAATATGTTTGGTATTTTCTGGCTGATAATCGCCTGTAATATGCCACCCAGTAAGATCTCCATTTACATTGACACCCGGAGCTATATGAAGAGACTCTACCTGGGAAGAATTAGGATATTTTCTAAAAATGGGATGAGTAATGTTAGTAGGTTGATTTTGTGTTGTTGTTGGTGCAGGTCTTATATCATATGGTAAGTAGTTATATGGCCAATTACTTTTATTAGACCATTCGTTTCTCATAAACACGTCACTCCTTTTAAATAAAAACATCATTCCTGGTATTAGTCCTAATGTATCCAACGACACTTTTGTGGTCCCCACAACATTTTTAAAAGTGTATTCTTTTACCTGTTTAAATAAATAAGTTTGTTCATTAGCCGAAAATACACGCCTCTCTTCTTCTGTTAAGAAACAATAAGTACACATAAGATGTATATCTGCGTTCCATAAAGTTCTTGTATCATCATAAGAATCATCTGTTATTGCTACATCAGGTGGGGTCTGCAAAAAACGATAGAATTGCATGTGTGCTTGGTTAAAGTTAGGTGCTACATAAGGGTAGTTGTTTTCGCTATCTAATACATCGCGAATTTTAAATAATTGTTGGATAGGTCTGAATGTAACATGGACTTGCATTTCGTTATACTGTAAACTTATCAACGGTATAGCACTTGTAGTTTTTAAGCAAAACCATGCATTTAATGGAATCAATAATTGACGACCACGAATAGATGGTTCTGCTCCGTTTTCACTCGTTGTATAATACGCATTAGGATAGGTATTTACACGAGTTCCAAAATTTGCAGGATCGTTGTATTCAGGAAGATGTCCGATCATTCTGTAAAACAAATCCTTCTTTTCTTTTGGAAAGTCGCGTTGCACCATAGATAACATATACTCACCGCTGTATTCTTGAATGGTATAGTTTCCACACGTAATAGAAATATTAGAAATCATCATTGCGCCTAGATGCTCTATCCATTTGAACTCGTATGGAACCCATAAACCTGTATTTAATGTTGGATCAACGTTATTTGATTCGGGTGGCATGATAGGAGACCATATGTTAGGTAAATTAACAGATATATATGCATCCATAAGTAAGTCTGCATGACGAGGTATTTTAAATGTCATTTTGGATTCTTCTGTTAACCGTAAAGTTCTAGACCCATTAAAATCAACACGAAACTTTTGAAGAGAAAAGTCAGTATGCTTCAAGTATGTAGACTTAAAGAATGTCTTTGTGGGATTTCCGGTTAATATGATATCTGCATTACCCCTGGCTTTAAGTTGCATTAATCCACCTGGCATGATATTACTATATATAAATACAGTATATATTTAATATTCTTATTCTATTAATAATCTGTGTATTCTCTCTTATTCTATAATATAAATCTATTAGTATTATAATATGAACAATCCCGCATCTAACACAAACCCAATGGAGGAAATGTTAAACAATATGAAAAACATGAAAGAAGAAACTATTGTACGGGCTCTTATGGTGATTATTGTGGTAATTATTGTAGCACTTGCAGTATTTTACTACCGAATATTTACTTTAGAAGAAAGGTCTTGTAAACAACTTAAAACTTTGTATCCGAAAATGAATGGACACATTAAGTCCATCAATAATTCTGAAGACTTCAAATACATGTTCAGGGATTACTATATTAAAACCGCTGCTAATTGTTGCAGCACCGGAGATTATCAATCTGCCATGGTGTCTACATGCGCATTAAGAGATGTTATCAAACAAGGTGTGCGTGGACTAGACTTTGAGATATATTCTATTAATAACGAACCATGTGTAGCTACATCTACGATTGACAAATATACAGTAAAAGAAGTGTATAACCGTGTATTGTTCAAAGATGTAATGGGTATTATAAAAAATTATGCTTTTTCTCAAGGTAGTTGTCCTAATCCAGACGATCCGATTATTATTCACCTTAGATTTAAGAGTAAAAATCAAAAAATGTATGAACAACTAGCTAATATACTTTATGAACATGAAGATAAGCTATTAGGTTGTCAATATAACTTTCAAATGAACTATCGTAACTTTGGCGAAGTTCCTCTTCTTAAATTAAAAAGAAAAATAATCATTGCAGTTAACAATCAAGAGAAGACTTATATTGCTACAAAAGATTTTGCAAAGTATGTAAACATTGCTAGCGGAACACAATTTATGAGATTATATACAAATGACCAAATACGTAATGTTCACAGTATGGCCGAACAAATTAAATACGACAAGAAAAATATGACTATAGTTATTCCAGATAATTCAGTTAAGCCTGTTAATCCAAGCGGGTTTGCATGTAGAAAAATGGGTGTTCAGTTTATTGGAATGGCTTATCAAAAACAAGACACATCTTTTCTGGAAATGGAAGAGTTTTTCAATAAAAATAATACTGCGTTTGTTTTAAAACCTCCAGAGTTAAGGTTTGTTCAGAAATACTTACCGAAACCAAAAAAGCAAGACAAGAGATTGTCGTTTGCCTCCAAACCTGCACAAGCACAAGGCCTGCCTTTCAATATGTAACTTGCTTGCTTATCCTCATCTGCGTTTCTCAATTATTTTCGTTTCATAATATATACGATACTATATAATGAAACATAACCATCGATCATGTAACGCAAACATGACATTTGAAGAGTGTGAATTGGCAATATTAAGAAGCGCGGTGGACCAAGCTGGAGAACGTCAAGCTAAAAAAGTTGTAAACTCTCCTGAAGTGCAAAAAATGATAAAAATTGTAGAGGCATTTTTACGTAAGAAACAGCTTATTTGCTACGGAGGAACCGCTATTAATGCTTTACTTCCAAAACAAGATCAATTCTACAGCAAAGAAACTGATTTAGCAGATTATGATTTTTTTAGCAAGAATCCAGTAGAAGATGCAAAAGAGCTAGCCGACATTTTCCACAAAGAAGGATTTGATGAAGTAGAAGCTAAATCCGGACAACATCATGGAACATACAAAGTATTTGTAAACTTTATTGGTATGGCTGACATAACTTACCTCCAAAAAGACATTTTCAACTCTTTAAAAAAAGAAGCGAAAAAGATAGCTGGTATACTCTACTGCCCACCAAACTATTTACGAATGTCTATGTATCTTGAACTTTCTCGCCCCGCAGGAGACGTAAGTAGATGGGAAAAAGTATTGAAAAGACTTTCATTGCTTAACAAACATCATCCATTAAAGGCAAATGATTGTAAAGATGCGCATTTTCAAAGAGGTTTATCAGAAGGAACTTACACAAAAGAAGAAGAAAAGAAAATTTATGATACTGTGAAAAATACATTGATTGGAGAAGATGTAGTATTTTTTGGAGGATTTGCAATTTCCACTTATTTGAAATACATGTCAAAATCTGAAAGAAAATCATGCAAAAATATACCAGATTTTGACGTATTTTCAGAAGAAGCTGAACTTACTGCAACTATAGTAAAAGAACAACTTGAATACGAAGGTATTTCTAACGTGAAAATAGTAATGAAACCCTGTGTGGGAGAAGTTATTTCTGCACATTACCAAGTAATAGTTGGTGGGAAAGATACAGTGGCGTTTATTTATGAGCCTATGGCTTGTCATAGTTATAATCAAATAACCCTAGACAAAATGAAAGTCCGTATTGCAACTATTGATACTATGATGAGTCTGTATCTTGCATTTTTATATTCCAATCGTAAGTATTATGATTTGACCCGTTTATTGTGTATGTCTAAGTTTTTATTTGATGTCCAAGAAAAAAATAGATTACAACAAAAAGGAGTTCTTAAACGATTCAGTATTAATTGTTATGGACATCAAGAAACCATAGAAGAAATGCGTTCAGAAAAAACACAAATGTTTGAAAAGTTAAAAGACGATCGCAATTCAAAAGAATATGAAGAATGGTTCATGAAATACAGACCAGGAGATAAACCAACTTCTAAGAAGAGTAAGAAAAAGAAAACGTCAAAAAACAAGAGTAAAAAAAAGGCTGTCAAGGGTGGACGTAAAACAAGAAAAATGCGTCGTTAAATTGAAATATTGATGATTGATAAAACTATTACCAATCATCATGTTAACCAGAAGTAAATCTAAACAACTTTCCATGTACTGTAGTGAATTAGATTTTATATATGCAAGCAATGCTTGGTTATCTAATAAAAAGAGACTGGGAAATGGAACATATGAATATATTAATACAAATAGACGCTCCAAGCACAAATCTATTTATAAAAATAAAAAACTCACACAATATGAAAGAATGTTACTAGATGCCAGTGTAATACAAATTAACAACAGTAATGTTGTATAAACACTTTATACGTTTCTTCTATAATTGCTTTTCCCAGCTTAAAAACAAATATGTTTCTCGTATGTTTGTTTGCGTATTTCATACATTTTACAACAAAGGACAATAAGATCATTAACATATACGTAAACACTTTTTTTAGCTCTATTTGTATCATCATTGTTAATGGCATTGTATCTACATAGCAACACATCTGCGTGGGTATATTTGTCATAAAAAAATTATGCGCATCAAGTGTACCCGCAATGACTCTACGAATACTATTCACCTCATTTTTAACACTGATGGTGCTAGTTAAATTTTCAATTCTTCCCCAATTTACTAAACACATATAAATGGTTCGTCTGTCACGTATCTGAGATTTAAAAAAATAAGGAGAGAATCCATCTATGTATTTGTTGTTTTTAGCCATTGTTTTGTCTATCATATAGGGTATAAACCCTGACCTGTAAATGGTTTCAAATACATCGTCGTTTGACTTAAACTTAGAACGCGTAACTTGTTTATATGTTTGTATGTTATTGTAAGTTATGTAAAGACGACCATTGAGTTTTTTGTATGCATCGTCGTCTATATTTTCCCTAAAAATATCAAATACTTTTTCGTATATGTTAAGTGAACCAGTTTCTCGGAACGATTTTGAACACAACTTATAAACCTCACTATAAAGTTCCAACTTATCTAGAAAATATGCCATGCTGCATAAAGAACTTACACTACAGCAAGATATGCGATGAATCCTAATATGGTTTTTGTCTTCAAGCTCTTTTAAAAAGTAATAACATCCAATAAGGTATGCACCATTAAAAGCCCCTCCTTCAACAATGATGTCTATGTCTTGACATTTTTGATTTATAAAGTCAGGTGGCATATTTTCCATCAACTGGGAAATGTAAGGAGATAAAATTGGTTTCATATACTTTGATTTGTTTATATGTGTACAAAGTATATATTTAACTGTATTAAATAGAAATCTATTTCATGTAATATTAATGGAATCGTACGGTCAACCGGAGTTGTTGGAAAAAAAAGAGTATGAAATGCACAAATGCTACTTTCATCTGAGTAAAGATGCTACAACCAACTTGCGAGAAAACTTAAACGAGTTAGGTGAAAAACTTATGGATGCTGGTGTAATAGCAATGTTAAAGAATGGAGAAGTAGTTATTGAGATTCCATTAAATGATGGTAAAAACTGTTGTCAACTAAAAATGAACAAAGAAGATTTTAGAATAAGTCATTCAATAGACGATTTTGTAATAAAGCTTGATGTAAATTTTTTAATGATGCGAATTGGTGGTGTGACTAATTCAAAAATTCTTAGAGCTTTTAAAAAAGACGAAGTTCGTTTTATACTGGACCAGGATGATGATTTTGACCTAGGTTAATGTAATCGTTCATTCATTAGATGTCATACTTATTGTATTTGACATATATTTATGTAAACGAAAGTTACATAAATATATAATATACTATAGTATAGCGTATAACTAGCTAACTACAGTAACAAAAAGAGATAACATTATGATAAATGTTCCATGCGTAGTTGTTGTGTCTATTTATACAGGTGTAGTTGCTACCACAATGGCATTGTCAAACGGACTAGATATCCCAGACGATTTTATGAGAAACGTGTTTCCGTTTTTGTAATTTATATATTTTGTATCAATCTTCTTACTATAAATACAATAAGACCGATTAATACGCTGTTAAACAGCACACCATATGTATTTATGTTGAAATCAGAACCAAATAATCCAGGTATAAGCTTTCGTTCGTATTTCTTAAAAGCGGGAAGCTGGAACAAAAAATAAATAAGCATCACTATAATAGGTGTTTGTAATTCCTCATACAAGTCCTCTGCTTGTTGGATTTTTTCTGCCTTCTGTTCATAATTTCTTACAATATGGTTGTTTTCTTCATAGTCTTTTATGTAATCTGTGTTTTCAGTAGGAGGAATGTAATTGGGTTTTACACCTTCATCTGTCGCTACAGTAGATTCATTCATAGGAATATCACGCGAGGGTAAACTTGTGTTACCGGTTTTGGCAACTTTTTGAATACCTGATACTAGCTCTGCAATGGTAGATTGAGATAGTTCTATTCCTCCTCCACCACTTTGACCAGAAACTTTATTTATTTCGGTTGCTGGAGAGTTACCAGAAAGTTGTTGTTGCATGCTGTCAATCATTTTATTTTGTTCACTAGCTGTAATTTGCACGTTTCCACTCATACTTCCACCACCTGCTGGGTCTGTAGGAAGGTTGGATATACTACTAGCAGATGACATATTACTATCTATATAGATAGATTGTCACTCATAATTACGCGATTACGCCTTTCTATTTCCTAAAATACATAACATAGTAGATTAAAATCACTACTAAATTATGTTTATACCGTAACAGACTCAACGTCTGGTTTACATTTTGTTTTCTTTATTTTATACTGATAGCATTTATCTCCTTCTTTAAAAGTTTTATTTTCTATATCATCTAGAGGAGGAGCTTTAAATATCATACAATTACGTTCTCTGCACACAATACGAAACATACTGGCAAGTCCGAATCCTAATATAGCAGACATTATATGTCTACCTGTTTCAGTAGTAAAAAACTTGCGTAGATACATAAGTATACACTATATTACACGTATATAATTATTGTTTCATGATTTATGCACAATATATTTATACTTAATGTTGAATAGGAACTGTATGTATCTTATCTTGTGAGGGACATGCAACTTCTTTGCCTTCGTATACGTAACAATTGTCCGCATTGTCTTTGTATTGAACTCTTTCCATGTTTTCAGGAGTAGGGAATACATATACTTCTTTCATCTCTGCACCCCAAGCGTATACTAAAAATAAACCAATTGCTAAACTTACTAAGAAAGTTCGTATTGATATATACTTGCTAATCATTTACTATATATCAATAAATTATTAATATCCATCTCACTTTTATGCTCGTTCTTCATTTTCTTCTTCTCCTATCAGCATATCAACAGATTCAGTTGATACAGGTTCATCTGTAGTTATCAAATACTTTGAAATATTATTATCTATAATACATTCCCGAACGTTACCCTTAGTTTGTGTTAATGCATTTCTTGCAGTCTCTTCATTACATAATGTAATGGATCTGACAATATCTATATATTCTTGATTACATACGTCTTCAGCTACATTACTTTCTTGTGTATCGTTATTATCGTAAATAGCTGCTAGTTGTGTTGTAGAAGGCGCAATATTTCCATTATTTACAATAAGGAATTTTTTAATTTCCTCAATAGGAGCATTTACTTGTATAAGTACTTGTCCTATATTATTACAATGGTCTGGCTTGTCAATAGGAGTCAAGTGCAAATATTTAGTGTAATTTTTCATAGCCTGGTGAATATCCATGTTCTCGTTATAATAAGCTGTTTTGGCATGGAAAATAGATATCTCTTTGTACAAACTAAGTAAACGTATTCTGTCGACAATAAGTTGTTCTGGTGCAGTTAATTCATTGTATTTTCTACCATCTAATATAATACCTTCTGCTTTATCTTCATCTTCATCTTCATTTTTTTCATTACTCTGATCTTTACTATCAAGTATTTTATTTTCACTCGTTAAATCATCAGTTTTATGAATAATATTATCTGCTGCAATAAATCCGGTATCAACAAGGTCTGAATTGTTATACTTATCAATGTTCATTATAGCAGAAATGGCATCATTATTCTCAGAAATAAGTGCCTTTATTGCAACGTGTTTGGTACAATTAGTTTGTTCCATTATAGTAGTAATATCTTCAGGATCTACTTGGATACCTGTAGAATTATTTTCGTTTGTTTGTCTAGATGCTTTGGCTAATTCTGCAAGTTGCGGATATTCCTTTAATGCTTCTTGATAGATATGTTGAACAGTCTTTTCTTCATCAAGGTCAAAATTAAATAAAAAGGGCATTACTTGTTGCGCATCTATAGCAATACCTAGTTTTCCAAGCGAGTCTATAACTCCTTGAAAAAGTTCTGATTTTATATTAGCCGCTGTAACTCTGCCAGTACTATCACGGGTAATATCAAAATATTGAGGATGGGTAGTAAGGAGCTTCTCAAGATGAACAGATGATATTTGCATACTTTGAGTATTATTGGGTTGTCCAGCATTACTATTATTAGAAGGTGTAAAAGAGTCACATGTATAATTATCTATGTTCATTATGGCACTGATAACATCGTTATTTTCATTAAAAAGAGCCTTTGTTGCAGTGGGTTCATTGCATTCTGCTTGTTCCATTACAGTCTTAATATCTTCTTGAGAAATTTCTACATTGGCTGTATTGGCGTTATTCACTGGCTTTTCAAAAGAGTCACATGTATAATTGTCTATGTTCATTATGGCACTGATAACATCGTTATTTTCATTAAAAAGAGCCTTTGTTGCAGTAGGTTCATTGCATTCTGCTTGTTCCATTACAGTCTTAATATCTTCTTGAGAAATTTCTACATTGGCTGTATTGGCGTTATTCACTGGCTTTTCAAAAGAGTCACATGTATAATTGTCTATGTTCATTATGGCACTAATAACATCATTATTTTCATTAAAAAGAGCCTTTGTTGCAGTGGGTTCATTGCATTCTGCTTGTTCCATTACAGTCTTGATGTCATCAGGTGAAATGTCTATATTAGATGAAACATTATTATTAATAGCAGGATTGCTTGAGTAATTGGATTTTGTGGCTAGAGAACCATTGCGAGCGTTGATGTGATAATTGATTACATTTTGAATGTTATCATTTTCGCTTATTTTTGATACATGAGGCATATATTCATATTGACATACTTGTTCAGGTAATTCCATTTTGACATCGAACTTATCGTTTACTCGCAAAGTGCCAACTATTCTAGTATTACCATTAATAAAGTCTAATAAAGAACCAACAAAATCACTATTATACGTGGTGTGGTAATCTGATTGCTTTAATTGAATTTTAAGTTCTCTTACTTCAACGCTTGGAGGCTCTTCTAATGTTTCTGCTTGGTTAATTGTATTTAATGTATCTTCATCTAATTGCATGTTGTTGATTACTTCATTCATTTTCTTCATTTTCTCAATCAACTTTTTGTTTACCATTGTCATTAGGTACATTTTATGCTGGATATCTTTTTTCTCAGATTCAATATTATTCAATGCTTCTTTAACCATATTATCTTGCATTGCTTTGTAATGCATTTCTTCTAAACGAGCTTGTTCTTGTTTTCTTACTTCAGTGATATTTTTCATTTGTTGCAATACTTCTGGTTTGTTTTCTACCTTACCCGGTTCATATTTATCCAGAATACCATCAATGTCTTTCATAAAAAAATCATATATTTCTGGGGACTTTACAAAGTCTTCAACTTTTACATGATTATCAGGACGCTGAGTAGGGGTAATTCCATCTTTTCCTTGTTGTAACAATTCTTTCTTATCAAATGTGTTATGATTATGAGAAAATACTAGAATGGTTTTTAAAGGATCAAACTGAACAAATGGTATGGTATAATCTTTTAGAAAATCCTTTTCCTCTGCTAGAGCCTTGAAATCGTCATATTTTGACATAGACAAAAGCTTTCTTTTAAATGCAAAAGTTCCTGCAGTCGAGTGATTTTTTCCATATGGACCAAATCTAAACATTTGTTGAATGTGCTTGAAATACAAAAATAAGATACTAGAACCACCTGCTATAACATTTGGGTCGGCCATTAATTTTTCAACTGCATGGCTAACACGTTCTGGGGGATAATAATCGTCATCGTCTTGGTAAATAATGATGTCACCCTTTGTTTTCTCATGCATATAGTTTCTTTTTCTACCAAGAATCATTTGTTTTTCCTCACGATAGTATTTTACCTGAGGGATATGTTTTACAAGATCTTCTATGGGGTCAGAACCATCATCTACAATAATCCATTCCATTCTTTCTTTTGGATAGGTATAATCTTCAAAACATTTGATTGCCATTGGCCAAAAAGGGCGACGATTAAACGTAGGAGTACATATACTTACAAATGGTAAATGATCATATTCACCACCAGACTTATTAGTAGAATGAATTTGTTTATTTCCCGATTGTGCGTGAGATTTTCCCTTACCCTTATTTGTTTTCTTTCCCATGAAACACTTTATATAGAAATACAACACTATAGTTCTAAATAATAAACTCATTAAACTAATAAATTTATTATTTATGTCTTATTAGACTGGAATATATTTATTAAAATAACCACAAAAAGTACCATTTTCTATTATCTTCTATTTCTGGTTCTTTTGGAACGAAAGGAACTTTACATTCTTTCTTTGCTCTGTTTGTTCCCATTAAAAATGTGGTAAACTTGTCAGCATCTTTAATTTTATATGCTTCAAATAAAGAGCCAAAATACCAAACAACTATGATTGCAAATATGGTGATTGCCATAGCATAAGGTCCGAAAATGGAGAAAACATCCAAAATCAAAAACAAAGCAAATATGTAGAGTAATACGTGTTTATACACCTTAATAAACTTCTTAAAGTGAGAAATAGGCGAGAATCGTTTTGGCAATCCAGGATGTGGCTGCCCGTTTACAATTTCACCTTCTTCGTCACTTGCGTTTCCTTGTTCATCTTCGCTATCTTTTTCTTCTTCTTTATTTTCAGCTTCATCTTCGTCTTCATTATCTGCACCACCTTTCATGATATCACCGTCTCCTCCGTGTGTCATTTCATCGGCTTTTTTGTTGATAGCTTCGTTAATGTCGTCTTCTGTAGAGTATATTCTCATCAAAAAGAACGGCATAAAGAATACAGTCAATCCCACCAAGAACGTCCATAACAAACACGTAGGAATAATAATAGATAAACCAATAAGAAGAGATATGTAAATCAAGACAGTCCATAACCAATTCCACGTATTTGATGTGTCCCACATACCAAACTCACCCTCATTCCATTTTGTTTCTTGTGCTCCATCTACATCAATAAGTTCTTTATCGTAATAAAAATATTTTACATTTTGGAAAAATGCTAATATACCCTTAAAAAAAGAAAATAAAAAGGCGATAAGTCCTATTATCGCAACGAACAGATTTCCTAGAAGCACAATGACAAGTTCTGGTAAAAGAGAGTTTAAGGTGCTAAGAATAGAATTGTGCACCGATATATAAGCTTGTGTCATGATAGTAAGACAAATACCGAGGTAGTTTCCAATTGTTGACGAATCAGGTCCTTTTGTAAGTGTTTTAATAACTCTGAACATATATGAATTGTGTATAACTTTGATATTGTAATTGAGGGGATACGTAGCTTTGATAGAACGCATAGCACCTGATGCATCTTTGTTTGAGATATAATCTAGATGTATTTGCTCTGGATTTGCCTCACCAGGTTGATATGGTTCAGCAGTTAAACAATCAGGAAGTAATCCAGTTTGCGACAACCGAGACTGTGCTACTACTAATGTTCCAATAAATATCATAATGAAAATTTCAATTGCTCTTTTCAGAGTGTTGATAACGAGTTCAAGTGCTTTTGATAAAGGAGATTTCTTTTCCTTCTTTTTTCTTTTTTCTCGTTTTTCATCTAATTTTGACTTTGCCATTATCAAGTTAATATAAATAGATATTATATTTTACGTATATTAACATGATTCGTATTACATTTCTTTATTATTCACTGTCTATGATGTCTTATCGTAAAAAATCTACTCCTCAATATTAGATTCATCTACAAGAGCACCAACTCCAGAATCAATATCGTCACCGTTTATATTACATACCTTTGCTTTGCTTTCTACTACATGTTTTTCTAAATATCGGGTTATTCTATTGATGTCTAGTTTTGTTATATCATAGTTTTCAAACAATATCGTAGTTTCAGTTTCAATGTTTGTGTTGTTGTCTGCATTCAATGATTTGAAAAATACAAACATATCTTTTTTATCCATTCCTATTTGCTGACATAAATTCTGGATAAAAAGTGAGTTGTTATATTCAGTAGAATATTTAGTTAGCACTTTTGTAAAACGAATATTATTTGAAGATAATTTTTGTCTTATAATTGTATTATCTTGAATTGCGTCATGTAATATCTTACTATTGTGAAAAGTTTTAATTAAAGAACTTAGTTCGTTGAATTGCCATATCTGCTTTTGAAACGTCACGCGATCTATGTAATCTGCAAAACATATATTATCTAAAAGTTTCGTGTACAACTCAATAGACGTATTTTTGTCTTGTTTTTCCAATAAATCAATTATATTTTCATGCCATAGCAAACCGACAATTGTTCTATCAGTTTCGTTCATAATATCAGTGTGTTGATAAATGGTGTATGGTTGTGTAAACAAATTATATGTAATTTGTTTTGTATCGTCGTTATAAGATTTTGGAAATAATATAGTCATTAGAGCATCTAAACAAACGCGCTCATTGTTTTTATTATATATTGAAATAATCAAGCTCAATCTTCTCAAATCGCCTTGTATGTTATGACATATGTATTGTTTACAATGTTCATCTAATTTTGGCATGGTTTGCGTGACTATTTCTTGTATATGTTCACGTTCTATGATAGGAAGCTCAAATACTTCACAGACCTTCATAAGTTCTTTTATTTTCTTGTCTGCATGATGATTGCTAATACAAATAATAGGAGAATTGGTTGTGTCTTCCAACTTCTGTTTCTTTGTTTTCTTTGGTCGTATAAGTTTAATCAGCGTATTTAAACCACCCTTGTCACCATTGTTCATTCCATCTATCTCGTCCATTATAATAGCAATATGCTGTTTTTTGTTCGTGAAAGAGCTCATTATATTTGTATCTGTCATGTTGTGTTTTGTAATATTCTCTATTACGGATTTATTTCTTATATCCCCTGCATCATACAGCAATGTATCATAATTTAAATCCTTCAAAAGGTTTTTTATAAACGTAGTTTTTCCTCCGCCTGGACAACCGTAGAGATACAGACCTCTTTTTATGGTGAGGTCTCTTTTGTTTTCTTCAAAATGAACAAGAAAATCTTTTATTTTATTTGAAAGTTCATTTCGTAAAAGTATAGTATTAATATCGAGTGTATTCATATTATACATATCTCATTATTATATTTATGTTTATTTACAACACAAATGATATAATTATTTACCACGTTCCGTTTCTCTTGGCACGATTTTCGTAAGTAGTAGAACAAGCATCTACGCTAGTAATACCGTCCCAGGTAAGCTTGCATTTTTCCATTATTCCTTTTGCTTCACACGCGTTTCTAGGTTTGTTCCAATTTCTTAAATCATATGGCCCGATACCACATTTTCCAAGACGCTGGACGTTGTAACACTGTGATGCATCTCCTTTTTGGTCCTCCCAATAATCGGGACAATTAGATACAGATGGAGGCCATGCTTGATCGCTTTTTCCTTGAGATAAGTAGTAAGCTATGATCGCCAGAACTACGATTAATACTACGCATGCAACAATAACTACATTTTTTTGAAATGGTCCTAAAGTGCTCAAAAACAACATACTGATCTCTATATATACATATGCAAATATATTAACGTAAGCCCCTAAAATAAATTATCAAACTATAGTATATAGTTAGACAGTTAGTTATAATGAGCAAGTATAGTTCAATAAAAAACAATGGCCGTGTGAATGTTCTTGAGCCTGAGATGGATACTGATGCATTGTTTAAGATGTATGATAAAATGCCAGTGAACGTTCCAGCTACTTTTAGGGACGCCACAAAAGGTGTCTGGTGTGAGAATAATCTGTCCAAAGCATTCTTTTCTAAAGAAAATATGCAAATAATCCAAAATGGTATAAAAGCAGGTGTATACAGAAAATCAAACGAGCAATTTATCATTGCAAATCAAAACACAGATACATTACACATTATTATGCGAAGTATTTTTCTACAGCATGCCACAAACATTTCTATTAATATTACTGATCAGATACGTCAATTAAACACATTGGTTATTGAAGATGCGGTTCCACGTGTATACTCTTCGCTAATTGCACATAACAAATATTTGCGTGATGTAAATACTCTGCCACAACCTTTAGACCTTCCTACATTACCATACGAGTCTAAACAACTTCCTAGACTTAACTATGGATTTAGTAAAGAAGGAGATAAACGTGAAAATAAATAAAATAAATAATCGTTGATAAATCAACTCACTACAAGTAAAATAATATATCTATCTAATATATACTATTTTCCAATGTCAGAAGCAAATGTTGATATAAACCCACAGGAGAGTGAAGAAATGAATGACCAACAAGTGGTAGCTATCCTTCAGTCCTTGAGTCAAGAGATTGTTAGTGATACAAATGAACAGCTAGTAGTGGATATGTCTATAAAAGATAGACTATCCAGCATTTTAAACAATTTCCAAGAAAAAGCACTAGAAGTTGCAGGACAATTATCCAATGTAAATACCAATTTTGCTAGCATTAAAGAAAAAGCAGAGACGGCTGCAGATGATTTACGTAACATGAAAGAGAATCTTGGTCACATATTCAATGTTCAAGGAGACTATATAAAACAGTTATCAGATATGGGAAAAGTTTATTTAGATGGCGCAAAAGAGTTTGCACTTAACTTGAGAACTGATGCAAGTGCTATTGCGTCTGGATATAAAGAAAATGGACTTATGGTAGCGTCTAGTATATATGACTTAATACTTAAACAAAAACAGGCTCTTGGAACTCTTATGGAATCAACTGGTATTCGTCATTCTATTGATAACATCCTGGCAGAACACGAAAAAATCATTTACCTGCTTTTACAAAAAGCCAGTGCAGAAGTATTTTTGGATGAAAAAGAGGAGAACTTTATTGGTCCAGACTTGTCTGAATCAAGAATACGTGAAATCATCACGCGATTAGTAGACAATTATCCTGACCAAATCGTAAACAATGACCAGTTTATGCATCATCTCCGTAAACTGTTTGAAACCTTTTATTTAAATAAACTCGGTAAATCGTTAATTCAACCATCTTCAGTGATTAGCACCGATAGTGATAAAAACAATGTTTACATACCAAGAACAAATGAAGATTTCCTTGAAAACTTTCGTGTGCGTGAATTAAAATCAAAAATCCAGCGTTTGACAACAAACAAAGAAGAAATAATTGCATTTTTGTGTTCTCTCGTAAGTGATGTTCACAACGATCAAAATTACAATCATAGTAAGTATTTTGGGTCGTCTGTAAATGCACAAGAATTTGTAAATAACGCCATTGGAAACGACAGTATTGCTATGGCTGAATATAACTACAGAATGGGAAAGACCAACGATTACGTAGAGTTTTACTTGACTAATATAGCTGGGAAAGGTAATAGTAAAGGGAGTAGTTTAAAACCTGGAGGAAGGTATTCCAAAGCATACGATAAAATACAAAGCGATTTTTTGGAAGAAGCTGATTCTATTAGTGATTTCGTGAATAGAGAGTATACTACTGGTTATGCAGCATTTGAGCCTACTGGAGAAGAGAATCCCAATAAGGCAGAGATGTTGAAGTCCATGTTGGAATTAATTAATACTCAGAAAACAAAGGTTGAGACAGAGGTTGCAGACAGAAAAGTGTCCTTAGCAAATAGTTATGAAGACATTCAACAACGAATTCGTCAACAAGAAGCAGATCGTTCTAGACAACGAGAAATTGTTGATGAGAAAAATCCTGACCACAGTGTAGGACACAATGGAGGGCGTAAGAAAAAAACTCGTAGAGCTAAAAAAGGTGGTAAAAGTTATAAGAAACGTAAAACAGTAAAAAAACGAAAAGCACACAAGAAAAACAAAACAGCTAGAAAGCGCAAGGGTAACTCAAAAAAAGGAAAGAAATCTATTAGAAAAAATAGTCGTAAGTAGATGTTTTATAGTTAATAATGTATTATGTGTTACGTTATTAACAGTTATATTCAATATGTTATAAGTTATTGATAGATGGATGAGATGGTATAGAATGTTTGGTTATGCGCATAGTTTTCAAATGATTGTCGTATGCCAATACCAAGGAATAAAACCCGAGTGGAAACAATAAGTGCCAAATGACATGACCATACTTTGTAAACTCTGTACAATAAATCTCAGAAACTATCCATGCTTCGGCCCCTACCCCAGACGTTAGTAAGTAAGGCTTATATACTAAATTGTACTTTAACGCTACAGTTCGTATCATGAGAATGGTAGTCAATATGTAGATGCTAAATAAATAAGGAAACAAGTAATCATAATGAGAGACGGTATTAAATACCAAAAAACTTATCATAGATATGGTGTTCCATCCATTGTACCAGTTTAACATCTTTCTATCTGAGTTTATGTAATACATTTTAAGTAATCCCCACATACCGTAATATGTTGCCAAAATCATAGAGATTTCGTCTGCTTGCTTACCTATCCAAGACAAAGTATAATGATAATAAAAACTTGCTACTCCGTTGAATGCTAGCATACAAGCAACGTTATAAAAAATATTGTTTTTCGGGAATCCCATTATCAAAGGGAAAAAAGTTATAATCAAAGATGTATACGAATTATACATTTCTGGTGGCTGGTTGTTTGTAAGACGAGATTCACAGAAATTATGTATAAATTCGTTAGAATCAGTTATTGCATTCATTGAATTACGTGCACGGTTCTCTTTCAAGTAGTACTAAATGATATTATTAATTGTAAAAATAGACATATATCATGTCTATTTTTACATGTTTAATTTGTTACAACACAACGTTTATTTCTTGCGCTGGCACTTCTTGGTCTTTTTATTCTTTCGGGTGCCATTGGGACATCTCTTGCGCTTAACGCTCTTTCCAATCTTGACAGCACCAAACTTTCCCTTCTTAGCGGTGTAACCAGCTTTGACAAGACGCTTTTCCTTCTTGGCAGTTCCGTGCTTCTTGCGCGAAACAATTCTTCCATGCTTGTTCTTTAAAAGCTGACTTCTCGTTAAACCTCCAGGAGTTTTAAAAGCATTCTTGTGCCACACCTGAGCACGAGAACCCTCAAGAAGTTCATATGTATCACCTTTAATATGGTAGAGACCATCAGCGGACTTCATGTGTTTCTTCACCATTCCGTCTTATATACTCTAGTAAGAAATAAATATTCTCCTAAATGAACCTCTAAACGCACATTCAAGAACTATGATTTCTATCTACTAAAACTGATTCTTACGCATCTTCGGAGGAACAACGCCTCCTCTTAACCCATTTACAATAGGAACAGAATTTGCAGCACAAGAGCGATAATGTTTTGAGACCGATGTTTCTTCACTCGATGAAAAGTCTATAAATGGAGAACTGAGCCCGTTTTCACCATAAACGATATGTCTAGATTCACGACTGTTGCGCACTAAATTAACAATCCTATTTGTTTGGGTATTCGCACTTGAATATCCTTTTTCTTTTGACACCAGTTTTGATTTATCTGGTTTTCCAGCATCACAAAAGTCAAGAGTCACATTTTCTGGTTGAAAGCAGTAGAGATGAGTTTTGTAACGATTACGACGATCTGATTTTTTGTATAAATTAACATAATAGTTATACATTTGTATGGTTTTGTCAACATTAAACATTTGTGTTCCATTTTTATCGACGTAAGTAAACGGGGAGAAAATCTTATATGGATTCACTACCGAGTCAGATACAAGACGGATATCATAATAATTTCTTACTTTTACTTCTCCTGGTTCGTATTCACCAGCAGGTATTTTGAACGAATTTCCTCCATCTGGAACCTCAAGCCAATTTTTTCCTGCATCAACTGAAAATTGTAAGTGTCTTGCAGGAAAAGACAATTTATATTGCACACGTCCGTCTTTTATATAGTATACTTCTGGCGGATCTGGAACTACCGTTATATCTATTAAGATAACGTTTTTTTGGCTTCTTGTAATCTTACTTAACGTTCCATCTTTCCAGATATTTTGAAAAAGTATTGAACCCGCAGGATATTCAGTCCCTTCTTTTCCAGGAAGTTGAATAAAAGTCACTATTCCATAAGGTTTATGCGCTATAGGACCAATCCAATTTAGTCCGGAATCAATACTGTATTGATATCCCGGGACTGGAAAACTAGAAATTAATGTGATTATCCCTGTGTATTCGTTCTCTGTGAACATTGGCACTGGTGGTAATACAGTCATTGCTTTTGAGTTTGTTTTAGACGGTTGATAAGCTGTTCCATCATCTGTTTCATTAGTTACTAATATTGTTCCTGGAAGATGAGAACCTATTGAAGGAGAAAACACGTGAGGTATAGTTGTTCCCTTGATCGTTCCATTTTGAGTAGTAATGGACCATCGTGTAGCACCTGTTCCTAAGCTTTGAATTACAATATTTCCTTGTTCTTCATTGAATTTCACAGTTGGTGCAAGTGGACGACGTACGATAGGAAAGAGATTGTATCCTACTTTAGAATACAAGTTTCTATGATCTTTGGTGCGAAGTGCATATGTATATGGTGCGGTAAGACCAAATGATGCTGTTAGTTTATATACTCCTCCATCTGCTGCTAATGTTATCCAGTTATTACCATAATCAGTAGAATATTCTAATGTATTAAAACTATAAGCTGGGTTTACGGTAACAACGCCAGTGGTATCTGACGCAACTGGGATTTGAGTTTTTTCTGTATTTAACGTGAAAAACGGAGCGGGTGTCACGGAGTATCTATACATACCATTCGCATACCTTCGTCCTTGGGTAACTTGTGTTATAGCTTGCGCATCAGTAGATGTAACTATTCTATTTAACGGAGGGAGGTTTTTATTTGAACCGGTGCCGTCATTACGACTAACAAGTTCAGTTCCTAAGAAAAACTCCCTCGCTAAACCAAATGGTGCAACTGTATTTTCATCTTTTTGCCAGAACGTATAATTGAATCGTGTCGTGAACACCTTTATTGCCGAATTAGTAAGTGACGGGCTGAAGTTAGCAAGTTGGGTTGGAATTAAGTTCATTGGTAAGTAATTTGCACCTGAACCACTAGCTGTTCCAGACAATTGATTTGCCTTTCCTCCCCACATAATAGGTGTTCCATTATTATTCGCTGCATTGTCTGGAGGAAGTGCTATGAATCCAAACTGGGTGGAATATACATCTTTTACGTCTACAGTTGTTGTTTGATCGGATGCCTTTACAAAATGTCCACCGTTTTTTCTGGTATAATAAGTTTCATTATTCGCATCCATGGCAGCTTCACTTTGATTTATAAAGCCACCTCTTTGTGTATCTCCCCAGACACGAACACTAGTTCTGATTGTACCATCTACATTTTTTGTTCGGAGAGCTGCAAATACGGCATCATTTGAATATACGTGTTGCACTTTCTGCGGAAGTTGTTCATTATCAATTGGATTCGAGAACCCTAACGAGCCACCAGTCGCAGTAGTTGAATATCCCGTTCCGGCTACTTTATGAGGATGACCTCCAAAATGTTCTTCTCCCCAACAATAAATGTCTCCTTGATTATCCACTGCACAAAATGCTTGTGATGTAGAATAAATAGACTGAATATTGGTGAGATCGTTCACGGTTTTTGGAGGAAATGATGCATTCCCCGATAATCCCGGAAATCCGTTGGCATCTAACACATATGAACTACTAGATGCTATATACGTATCATAACTAACACGTGTGCTATTACTAATGGCTGTGAGAACACCTCCTGACGATGGTGCACCCATAGGTGCTGGACGACTTCCGTTAGCATTTGGATCAGTAACATTGCCCCATGTCAATACCGTTCCATCAGTTTTAAGAACGGCCCACCCAAGTGTTGAAAACTTTACCTCTTTTACATTAGTTGCTTTCAACGTAGCACGCTCCGTACTTTCCCCGCCATAGTCTGCGTTTCCCCATACATACAAGCTTTTGCTGGTAGTAAGTGCCGCACACGCTCCGGCAGTTGTACTTCCGTTAAAATATACAGAAACTATATCGGTTATCTTTCCATCATTTTGATCTGTCAGAAAGTAGTAATTTATTGAACTGTTTATACCACCAAAGTTGACGTCTCCCCATACAACTAAGTCGCCGTTTTTAATAAGCGCAGTAAATACTTTATATCCAGCAAATACGTCAATTACATTTTCAATATCTTTTATTTTGTCATGATACCCTCCTCCACCAGAATCTTCGCCTCCCCACACCGTTAATTTACTAGTTGCATCTAGTGCCGCGAATGCAAACGCACTAGAGTAAATATTTCTTACCTTTGTTGGTGCAGTTAAACTTGTATTGTTTGGAGGCGGAAACTCGCCTCCCACTGTTTTTTCTCCCCAACAAATAAATGTTCCGTCTTCAAACAATGCGACCATAGCCATTTTATTAGCATATACGCGAACCGCGCCTTTATTACGAAGGTGTCCAAGTTCTTGATTACTGACAGCCTCTCCCGAAGTTCCAGTTGTTCTAATAAACTTTGAACCGTCTTCGCCAACAGGTTTGTCGGAATTTCCCCATACCACTACATTTCCCGTATATTGAATACCGGCACTTGCGCTGTCTGAACCATAAGTGTTCCAGTAATCGTATAGTTCGGCGCAACTAGTATAATTAGTTGGAGAATATACGGTGCGAGATTTAACATCTTCATAATTGAGTGTTCTTATACCAACCTTGTTATCTCCATAAGCGATTACGTTTCCATTAGTATCTAATACAATAGGTATTTTGACTTTATTTGTAGAATTTATGTCATACTGTATCCATTTTGAACCTCCATTAACAGTTATTTCCCAAGGAACATTGCTAGTATACCTCAAATCAGTAGGTGAATGAATCCATTTTCCAACATTGACCTCTACTGTACCTGTTGGTCCCCAGCTCACAAAAGGAGGAATGACTGGTTGTGCTATGTTTGAGTAATGCGAATATTTATTGGTAAATCCTGCAATCATCTTTGGATTGGCGGTAAGTAAAGATGTTGGACCAGAACCGTCTGGCGAGTATCCCCAGGTAATAACAGCACCGTTACTTAGTATAGCAAAGAACGAATATTGTGATGCGTGCACATCTGTTATAGTGACCGAGGCGTTATTACTGAGATATGTAGTTAACACAGACGCATCTCCTCCTAAGTTTTGGTTTATAGTCGGATTCTTATTACTCCCATACAACACTTTGTTTCCCCACGATACAATCGTGCGTCTATCTGATTTCATTACGACAAAAGCGTTACGATTAGAGTATACCTTGAAAACATCCGTTATCTTATCGTTTGTTAACCCAGTAGGAAAATTAACGTGTGCCCAGTTATTTGAAGTATTGGTTTCAATGTCGGCCATAGACAATATTGGTGGAGACGCCACAGTATCATATACTCCTCCTCTCGCATCGCCAACAGCACTATGTGACTGAACGTTTCCTCCCCAGCATTCCTTTTTACTGATTGTATTATCTGCTCTTAGAATAGCACATGCTGCTCCGGCAGTATAGATATGTTTTATTTTATTTGTATACGAAACTAAGTTTGCATTGCTAATGGAACCTATGTCTGCGCGAGGAGGTATAAGTATAATGGCTCCGCTACCTCCCGCACCTCCATTTCCAGGAATATGTGCCGCACCGGAATTAGTAGTAGTATTAAATGAACCACCACCTCCACCTCCCCCACCACCAACACCATTATGACCATTCTGTCCATCTATTATACTCGCAAGGTTTCCGTATCCCTGTCCTCCAGATCCTCCCTCTATCGCACTTCCTGTAGTTCCATGACTATAATCCGATGACCTACCACCCGTTGATAACGAAGATTGATCGTCATCTGCTTGAGACGGACTTCCTGAAGCAGGATAATTTCCAGGAATAGTCAACATAGAACTCAGACCATGACCTCCACTTGGACCTAATCTAACTTTTTTCCCCGTGTTATTAGGGTAAGTCAACTCAAATCCGTCTAGACCTTTGTTTACTTTGGAATCTCTTCCTGATTGTGAATCACCATCTCCTGTTTTTCCGTTTTTTGATGTTGCGCCTTTTTTAAAATTTCCTGCAGGATTAGGAACCGGGTTAGGAGTATTTTCTCCACTTGCCAGATTCTTACCTGGTTCACCACCTTCTCCACCACGTGCAATACAATATTCGCCTCCTGCGCCTGCAACTAATTTCGTTTTTTCACTATACGGATCATTGCTTGACACAGTAACAGAAGATTTATGTATATACGACGCAGAACCTTCTCCGCCAGGGGATGGATTGTCAAACGTGCTACTATTATTCGTTGTACCTCTGGTTCCAGCAAGTCCACCCGTTCCCACTACAAAATTATAATCTGTTGCTGGCTCGAAAATAACATTGTTGATCATAATCACTTCTCCACCGTCACCTCCATTACCACCCAAATTATTTCTCTGATCACCAGATCCAAACCCAGCACCACCTGCACCTCCGCCTCCTACAAGAATCACAGTGTATACCACTTGTGTTTTGAACCTCACTGTTTTTGGTGCACTAGTTCCATCAGTAATAACAACGATATTGCTGAGATTATTTAAAGCAGCTGATTCCACAGTAACGCCTTCTAGATTTTTTCCAGTTCCATCTTTATTAGCAAGGGTAGCACCACCATCTCCTGCAAATATAGCAGGACAATGTTGTGTTCCCCACCAAAATATCCTGCCTTTTGAACCTAGTAAAAGAAATGCGTCCATATGATAGGATGAAGATGTCGTGAGACTGTTGTTGTTTCCGTTATCTAAATTAAGCGTACTATCGCTTACTGGAAATGCAGTATGTATGTTGCTTTCACTTGAGATTAGATTATTTGTTCCAACTGCATTGGATATAGATTTTTGTGTGGCTACATTTAAATCTCCTCCTCTTAACTTTGAACCCCATGCAATAGCAGTATCGACATGAGTTATTACTAGAAACGCAGTTTTTGTAGCATAAACTTTAACGGCAAAATTAGTAACATTGCCTGCTGTATCAGTATGATTTGCCGGTAGAAAAGTAAAATCTTCTTTATTGTTATTACTTGCTGAATAAACAAAAGGATGTGTTACAGTCTGTCCGTCTGTTTGTGTATAAGTTGTAGGCTGATTCTGATATGCTCCGCCTTGTTCCCATGATCCCCATGGTAAAAGAGCTCTATTACTAAAAAGCGCACAAAACGCGTTCTCAGTATGGAATACTTCAACTACTTTTGCTCCATATACCGGATCAGATGTCGTTGCATATTTGTTTAACAAGGTAATTCTATCATCTGGAAAATAAGCTTTCATGTAATCTTTTCCGATGTCGCTACTATCTATCAGATTGCCGTTTCCTCCCCAACATATCATTCTAGCAGTATCGTCTTTCACTGCAGTAAATGCATAACCATTGGCGTATATACGACTCCAACTATCAGATAAAGATCCTATTCCACGCGTATATTTTGTAGATCCACCTTTATCACGGTGTCCCCATGCCACAATAGAACCGTCACTTTTTAACGCAGCAAACGCTGCGCTAGTTGAAGATATTTCCACAACATTATTAAGACCGTTAGGTTTTGGAATAATTAGTGAAGGGCTTCCGGTGCGATATGCCGACGCTGCACCAGATTGCATTGTTTGATCCATTCCTCCCGAATCAAAACTTCCCCATACAACAACTGTTCCATCATTTTTTAATGCAGCAAAGGCAAAAGAAGTAGAATATATGGCCTTTACGTTATTTAATCCCAACGGCATAGCTGCATGATTTTGTGGGTCACTACTCGTTCCAATTTGTCCACCGCTAAACTCGGCTCCCCAATTAATTACAGTTCCCGTAGAAGTTACTATCGCATGTGCTCGTTCGTTTGTCGTTACGGAATGCACTTTTTGTTTTTCTTTATAACTTTCTAGCTCTCCTTTTTGAATAACAAAAACAGGAATAGTTAACGTAGTGGAATTACCAGCAATATTAGTAACTGTCAACGTTTTTCCTGTATAAGTTCCTTCTGTGAGAGTATCAAATGTAATGGTATTATTTCCGCTAATTGCAGTTGTGGAACTGACAAAAGATAAATTAGATGTAATGGTACCCGATTTATTAGAGTTAAATATGAAACTAGGTGTGGTATCTATACTGGGACTGGGTATTGCAGTTACCTGTGTTAAAACCGGTGCAGAAGTATCCACAACAAAATCAGGAATAGTCAATATATTAGATACGATACCTGCAAGGGTAACAGAAACTGTTTTTCCCGTGTATGTTCCTTCAGCAAGAGTATCAAAGGTAATAGTATTCACTCCAACGACTGCATTTGTACTGCTAGTAAATGCCAGATTAGACAAGATTGTTCCAGTTTTATTGCTAGTAAACACAAAGCTAGGGGTGGTATCTGCAGTAGGATTCTCAATTGCTGTTACTTGAGAAATGACAGGCGTATTGTCAACAATAGAGAAGTCTGGAATAATTAATGTAGTGGAGTTGCCAAGGTTGTTGCGAACTGTAATGGTTTTTCCAGAGTATGTTCCAAAAGAAAGAGAGTCAAATGTAATAGTATTAACCCCAGCAATAACGTTTTGAGTAGTGCTAAATGATAAAGTAGATGCTGTAATTTGACCAGGTTCATTACTTCTAAATGTGTAAGTAGGAGTAGTATCAGTGCTAGGAGTTGTGATTGCTGTTTCTGTCTGTAAATTAGGTCCAGTGGTATTAATGACGAAAGCAGGAATAGATAGCGTGGTGGATTTATTTCCATCGTTGGTAACTGTTACAGTTTTTCCCGTATAAGTTCCTTCAGTGAGAGCACTGAATGTAATAGTATTATCTCCCACTACTGCGGTTTGACTTGGACTAAATGATAAATTAGATGAAATCTGACCAACTTGATTACTAGTGAATACAAAAGTAGGGGTGGTATCATTACTAGGCGTTGTGATAGCCGTTTTTACAGAAAGTGTGGGTGGGTTAGTATTAATAGTAAAAGTCGGTATAGTTAATGTCTGAGACGGAATGCCATCAGCAAAAGAAACACTTACAGTCTTACCTGTGTATGTTCCATTTGGGAGAGTGTTGAATGTGATGGTGTTATTTCCAACAGTAGATATATTGCTAGTGCTGAATCCTAGATTAGACGTAATAATGCCAATTCTATTAGTATTAAATACGTAACTAGGAGTGTCGATGGCGGTAGGACTGGTGATTGGTGTTACTTGTGACAGATTAAACTCAGGAGGGTAACTCGGAAGAGAAAAGCGTCTATCAATCATGCCAAGAGAGTATCGCCCATGTCCTTCTATTGAACTTCCCTCGGACTCATCTCTACCTTGTGCGAAACGCACATTGGCAATAGTGCTAGTGGGGAGTTGTATACTAGGAGAAACTCCAGATGTTCCATTACCCCATGCTACCACGGTGCCATCTGTTTTTAATGCAGCAAATGCTTTTCTATTAGAATAAATAGTGATTACACCAGTAAGGGATGATGATAGATTTCCTCCGTAACCCGTACGACCCCAAGTTACTACGGAACCGTCGGTTTTCAATGCAGCAAAGGCAAAGTTATTAGAAAAAATGCTTTTTACACTAGTTAATCCAGTTGGGACGTCAGTTCCATTGTTGGAAGCTCCAATATAATTCCCCCATGATACTACTGTTCCGTCTGTTTTCAATGCAGCAAACGCGTTTGTATTGGAAGCAATAGTTTTCACTCCACTTAACCCAGATGGCACATTGCCACCATAATTTTGATCTCCCCATCCTGCTACTGTGCCATCAGTTTTTAATGCAGCAAACGCGGTTCCAGTAGAATATATCATTTTTACACCAGTTAATCCAGTCGGGACACCAGTTCCACTGTTGTTTCCAATATAAAATCCCCACGATACGACCGTGCCATCATCTTTCAATGCAGCAAAGGCACGTTCATTAGAATAAACAGCTATCACATCGCTAAGAGTTGATGGCATACCTCCACCTCCATATTGTGCCTGACCCCATACTACTACTGTTTTATCTGATTTCAACGCAGCAAAGGCTTGCGAGGTAGAGGATATATGTGTCACAGTTGTTCCATCTGTTATACTAACCAAAGTTGGTGGCGCATTACCTCCCTGAAACTGGGACCCCCATGCTACCACGGTGCCATCTATTCTTAGCGCAGCAAATGCATATGCGTTAGAATAAATAGTCTTCACTGGATTCGCACTAGGTCCAGTTATACTTGATGGCGCGCCCAAGTAGCTACCATCAGAGTTACTGCCGCTATTTGTGCTTCCTCCATATGCAGGATTACCCCATACTACCACTGTCCCATCTCGTTTCAATGCGGCAAAGGCGCGAACAGTGGAGTATATATTAACTACAGGGTTGGTGGATGAGGGTGAGACTAAAATACTGGATCCGTAAGACAGACCTGCACCCCATGTTCGTACAGAACCGTCGGTTTTCAACGCAGCAAAAGCACGTTCGGTAGAATAAAGTGCGTTTACATTTGTCAAATTGGACTGCTCACTACTTGGAATGCTGCCTCCATAGTTGTTTGTATTAGTTGATTCACCCCACGCTGCTACAGAACCGTCTGCTTTTAAAATAGCAAAAGCACCGCCATTTGCGTAGGTTGAAGTTCCATGGTCAACAAAAATATCAGGAAGGGTTAACTTTCCAGGTGTCATATCGTCAGACGTAGTGACAGAGGCAATAACTCCAGAATATATGTTATGAGTAGCATTACTGAATCTCAGGACATTATCTCCAGGAACTGCTACTGTAGTACTGGTAAAAGGAAAAGTGTTTCCATTAAGACTGCATGAAATTGTGCCAGCCATATTGCTGTTAAAAACGTGACCATTTCTGATTGCTGATTTTTGTGTTAGAGTAACATAAGCAGGAGGAATTGGAAGAGAATTATCTTTGTTAATCATACCGATAGATATTGAATTAATACTGTATTGTCCCAAATAATAACTAACACCTTGTGTAACTCGTGCAAACTCCGTAGAGTTTGCAGTTGAAGGAAAAGAACCTCCCCTTGTTGAACTACCCCATGCTCTTAGTGTCCCGTCTGTTCTCAATGCAGTAAAGGCATTGCTATTAGAATAAATCAGTTCTACATTGCTCAACCCTGATGGTATGGCAGTGTAACCAGTCCCCGACTGTGTCGCTCCTCCATAGGCTGCACCGCCCCATGCTTTTACTGTACCATCTGTCATCAAGGCAGCAAAAGCGCGCTGAGTAGAGTAGATGGCCTTCACGCCGCTCAACGATGGTATGGCAGTGTAATCAGTGCCCGCCTGTGTCGCTCCTCCATAGGCTTTACTGCCCCATGCTTTTACAGTGCCATCTGTCATCAGGGCAGCAAAAGCGCTCTGAGTAGAGTAGATGGCCTTCACGCCGCTCAATGATGGTATGGCAGTGTAATCAGTGCCAGCTTGTGTCGCTCCTCCATAGGCTTTACTGCCCCATGCTTTTACAGTGCCATCTGTCATCAGGGCAGCAAAAGCGCGATCATTAGAATAGATGGCCTTCACGCCGCTCAACGATGGTATGGCAGTGTAATCAGTGCCCGCCTGTGACGCTGCTCCATAGGCTGCACCGCCCCATGCTACTACGGTGCCATTTTCTTTGAGAGCAGCAAAAGCTCCAGAATTAGCCTTGATAAAAATTACGTTAGTCACCTGGTTCTGAAGATTATTTGGAATGCTGCCTCCAAATGATGTATTACCCCAGACTTGTACGTCGCCATTTGTCTTGAGGGCAGCAAAAGAAACAGCAGTGGTGAATACGGCTTTGACATTATTAATAGTTAAATTACCGAAAGATCCTCCTTGCGAGGATAAATATCCCCATGCTACTACGCTACCATCTTCTTTGAGAGCAGCAAAACTATAAAAGTTAGAAAAAATAGTCTTTACACCACCAGTAAGCGCCGACGGAACACTACCACCAAGATTTTGATCTCCCCAGGCTACTACTGTTTTATCTTCCTTGAGGGCAGCTACGGCATGTGGGTTAGTGGCAATAACTCTTACATTACTCAATGTACTTGGAACAGATATAACACTGTTAGTATTATATTTTTGATCTCCCCAGGCTACTACTGTTTTATCATTCTTTAAAGCATAAAAGTTTTTGTCGTTAGAATATATGGCTTTTACACTGTTTAATCCTGATGGAACACTACCTCCTTTGGTTGAATCACCCCATGCTAGTACTGTGCCGTCTTCTTTCAACGCAGCAAATGCATACCGGTTAGTTTCACATGCTACTCGATTGGCATTCCATGTTGACATGATTACACGTTAATATACTGTTATAAGCGTATATTTTATTTCCTTTTCGTTATTATCTTTAATTAAACGTTCATTTATATGGGATCATTGTTTCTATCAATAAATTGAATTATTTATTTAGAGGGAACGGTACACAACTATCATTGATCAGCTAAAATGGCAACGACCAAATCCTCGCTCAAAAAAGTTTCTGACAACGATAACGAACTATCCAACAAATATCAGCAGAAAACCGACAAGCAACATATCTTAGATAATCCAGATACGTATGTCGGATCCGTAGAGAACGTTGATTCCTGTATGTGGCTCTTTGATCCTGAAACTTCCAAAATCAAAGAAAAACCTATTGAATATATTCCAGCACTGTATAAGTTGTTTGACGAAGGTATTGTCAACTGTCGTGACCATGTTATCCGTATGGCACAAGCCGTGGACAATGATGAAGAGGATGCTATCCCAGTATCTAACATTGATATCAGTATTGCGGAAGACGGAACCATCACTATGTATAATGATGGAAACGGAATTGATATTGCAAAGCATCCAGAACATGACGTTTGGATTCCTGAACTTATCTTTGGACATCTGCGCACTTCCACCAACTACAACAAAAAAGAAGAAAAGATTGTGGGTGGAAAGAACGGGTTTGGATTTAAGTTAGTGCTTATATGGTCCACATTTGGTTCTGTAGAAACGGTTGACCATAAGCGCGGTCTCAAATATACGCAAAGCTTTCACGACAATTTAAACACAATGGATAAACCTAAAGTTACCAAATGCAAAACTAAGCCTTATACTCGTGTGACATTCCGTCCTGATTATGCTAGACTCGGTATTCCTAACCTTACACCAGATATGGTAAACTTGTTTAAGAGACGCATTTACGACATTGCAGCAGTGACAAGCAAAACCGTGAAAGTGAAATGCAACTCGCAACTTATCCCCGTGAAGACATTTCAACAGTATGTAGATTTATATTTACAGTCTGATGCGAAGAAAGTGTATGATACACCCAACGCACGATGGGAGTATGCCGTGGCGGTATCTCCTACACATGAGTTTATCCAAGTTTCGTTTGTGAATGGTATTTACACAAGTAAAGGTGGAAAGCACGTGGATTACATTGTTGGTCAAATTACGCGTAAACTGATTGCCTTCATTGAAAAGAAGAAGAAGGTCTCTGTCAACACAGCGGCCATCAAAGAACAGCTGATGGTATTTATCCGATGCGATATCGTGAATCCTGCCTTTGATAGTCAGACCAAGGATTATATGAACACTCCTAGTTCTAAGTTTGGGTCTACTTGTAGTGTGGACGACAAGGTCATTGAGAAAATCGCCAAGCTTGGAGTTATGGACGTGGCTTGCGCCATATCGGAAATCAAAGATACACGTGCCGCCAAGAAAACAGACGGTGTCAAAACCAAAAATATCCGCGGTATTCCCAAGCTGATTGATGCAAACTGGGCAGGCACACCAAAGTCTAGTGAGTGTATGATTATCTTGTGTGAGGGAGATTCGGCCAAGGCAGGTATTGTTTCAGGACTATCTTCTGACGACAGAAATATGATTGGCGTTTATCCAATGAAAGGTAAGATTATGAATGTCCGCGGAGAAAACAAGAAGAAGATTTCAGAAAACAATGAAATCGCAGATATCAAGAAGATTCTGGGTCTTGAATCCGGTAAAACTTATAAGAGTGCCGACGACGTTCGCGCATCTTTGCGATACGGTAAGATTCTGTTTATGACAGATCAAGATTTAGACGGTAGTCACATAAAAGGGTTGTGTCTCAATATGTTTCAATCCGAGTGGTATTCCTTATCACAGATTCCAGAGTTTATTGGCTTTATGAACACACCTATTCTCAAAGCCAAGAAGGGGACACAGAGTCTGGTGTTCTATAACGACGGTGAGTATGAGGAATGGAAGGATGCGAACGATACTAAGGGATGGAACGTGAAGTATTACAAAGGTCTAGGCACGAGCACAGGCAAAGAGTTCCGTGAATATTTCGCCAAAAAGAAAGTGGTATGGTTCTCACATACCGGTGAAACAAGTGATAATACTATTGATATGGTCTTCAATAAGAAACGAAGCGACGACAGAAAAACGTGGCTTGGAAACTACGACCGTAAGAGTTTCGTGGACACAAACTTACCAACGATTCCCTTTGAGGATTTCATTAACAAAGAACTGATTCACTTCTCCAAGTATGACTGTGAGCGCAGCATTCC